TAAACCTGTCTGGAAATGATTTTCTGACAGAATTGGGTATGGACATTTTTCTGCTATTGCTTCATATACATGCCCGGCAGTTTACTGCTGGGCCACCTTATACCTGGCATCAAGAGGTAAGCGGCTATTAGTAAGTGAAAAAAACAATAGCCGCTTGTTTTCAGCAGAAGGCCCAGTATATAGTTATATCCCCGTTGAGGTACACGACTTTTTCTATAAGGGTATGCACCAGGTCATAAAGCGCGGCATTATCCCCGCTTTCTATAACGGCCCCCAGGCTTGCGAGGGAGGCTATAGCGGCTTCCTTTGACAGCTTCCCGGTACTTTCCCTTTCGGCTTCGTCCAGGCGCTTCTGAACCGCCTCCCGTTCTTCCTTAAGGGCAGCAAGGCGGCCTTGTATTTCTTCCAGTTCCATAACCCCGGATTGATACAGATTAAGAAGGCGCGTAAGTTGCTTTTCTACGCTTGCAAGGCGCTCCTGGAACACCGGCAGGTCGGGCGCGGCTTCTTCGGCGCTTTCTTTGATAAGGGGATCGAGGGCAGCCGGATCGAGGGCGAGCTTTTTAATTTCTTCCAGCACCAGGGCGTCAAGTTCCGCCAGGGTAAGATGCTTTTTCCGATTGCTACAGTTTTCAGAGCGGATCATAGCCGGAGTAGAACGGCTTACAGAGTAGCACATATATTTCTTTACCCTTTCCCCGCTTTTTTTCTTCCAGGAGCGGACCGACATCCGGGCGCCGCAGTCCCCGCAGAACAGAAGGCCGCAGAGCAGCCCGTCCGACTCGCCGTAAGAGCGCTTGAACGCCTGGAGGTTTTGGCTTAAGCGGTCATTGACAGCTTGCCATAGATCGGAGTCCACCAGGGGATCGTGCCGCCCTTCGTAACATTCTTCTTTCATTCTTACCTTTCCCATATAAACCGGATTACGCATAATACGGCTGATACGCCCGACGGCAGAATGGCGGTCAAGCCCAGGGAAAAGCCCGTACTTTTCCTGCACATACCCGGCAACCGCGCTCTCGCTTTTCCCGGAGGCATAAAGCCGGAACATATCCCGGACGGCTTTAGAGGTATACGGATTTACAATAAGGACAAGTTTGCCGTTTTGTTGCATTTGGTATTGATACCCGATAGGGGCGCGTCCGGAGAAATAACGGCCTTCCTTAAGCCCGGCTTGCTTCCCCATCATAGTGCGGAGCTTTATATTTTCCCGTTCCATTTGAGCAAAAGCTGCCAGTATACCGACCATACACCGACCAAAGGGCGTGGCCGTATCAAAACTTTCCATGATTGAAACGAAGTTGCAGCCATTTTCTAAAAAGACATCTTCCAGCAGTACAAGCACGTCCTTCTGGGACCGGGAGAGCCGGTCGAGCTTCCAGACAATAACCTTTTTCACATAACCGGCCCGGACATCCTTTATAACTTTATTGATACCAGGCCGGTCCAGCGTAGCCCCGGAGTACCCCGGATCGATATGGACAGCGTTTACAGTAAAACCCATAGCGGAGCAGTAGGAGCGGAGCCTTGCCTCCTGTTCCCCGACGCTATAACCTTCTTCCGCTTGTTCCGTAGTCGACACACGGATATATAGGTCGGCGACGTTTTCCAAGTTAAACTCAGACAGATTTTGACTTAATTCTTTTTGCTTCATAAAGCATGATCCTCCTTAAAAACGGGCGCAAAAATAGCCCCGCCTTGTACTTGTGTTTTTGGCCGGACCATGCTATAATACATTTGCTCGGAATGTTTATAGCATGGCTACCAATGCATAGCATAGTCCAATGTTTGGCATTGTCCAGCCGCCCCGCCCCGCAAGCCACGCCAATGGCTGGGGGCGGGGTTCCTTTTTTTACTTGAAAATTTTGAATAATTTCTTGAGAAAGCTATTTGTTTTCTTTCTACGTTTGTTATAAACGGATTGCATTTTTCTCTTTCCGCTTCCCAGTTTTGCCATATATTTAATCCCCCTTCTTTAAGCGTTTTTCTTTTTCCCTTTTTCTTCTACAATACTCGAAGCAGATAAGGTCGTTTTCGATGCAGAATCGGAGCGACTTTTTTTATATTCTTCTTCAAGTTCCTCGGTTGACTTTTCTTTTTGATTAGACTCATTTAGCACTTCTGATGTATTTGGCATTTCTTGAATTTCGCAAAAATTAGTTCCATAAGTTTCAATAAAGTAATCGGCAAATGGATTAAACCCTTTAAGACCTTTCATAAGTGGAGCGAAAAGCCTATAAATACATTCTACAAACTTTATGCGTTCATTTTCATCCATTTGGAAATAAGTTTTTAAGAAGTCACCTTCAAATTTTGTACACCTATATTCTTGAATAAGTTGCTCAATTACACCAGCTTTTTTAGGCTTGTACGGATTGCCAACACCATTCCTCATCCATAATTCATCTACATTAAATTCACGACACACAGCGAGTATAACTTGATTACTAACAGGTCTGATTCCACTCTCATAATTACAAATAGCGGAGCGGCTTATGCCTATTCTATTGCCAAATTCTTCTTGACTTAGTTTTTTGTCCTTCCGAATAGCATAAAGTCTGCCTTCAAGACAATTGCCGTATTTTCCAAAGTCCAAAATATTCACCTCCTTTGAAAGCAATAGTAGCATACAAAATACACATTGTCAACAAAAATGCAAAAAGCATCTTGACAAAATACACATCGTGGATTATTATTGACACAACGAAGCATTTAAGTACACAACGAAACACATAGAGTAGAAAGGAGAAGCGCAAAAATGAACATTCAAAAAAATCAGACAAGAGACATTCAGAAAGAAGGAGAAGCGGTTTTATTTGGTTTTCGCTTATTAAGCGAAGAGGAACAGCGGATAGCTTATGCAATTCTTAGCGGAATGCAGCTTCAAAAGCAATTAGATTTTCAGCATGAAGCAGTGCAAACAAAGGGGGATTAAATTAAATGCGATATCCGAACATTGAAACGGAACGAACCAAGAATGGAATGGGCAAGGTAAAATTTGCACATTCCATAGGCAGTTCCCGCACAACGGTAAAAAACTGGCAGAGCGGAAAGACGGAAATCCCGGCAAGCAAGATTATTGTGATGGCGAATCTTTTCAACGTTTCCACAGATTATCTGCTGGGACGAACCACAAGCAACTAAGGGGAGGCAGATTTATAACATGGATAAAAGAAACGGCTTGCGCTTTGGCGGGCGGGGCGGCTTCGGCAGCTATAAACATTACGAGCAAACGAAAATAGGAGGGAAATACGGCATGAACAAATTGGAAATTGTATTAGACAGCCGGGAAGTGGCTGCAATGGTTGAAAAGGAACACAAAAACTTAATTAGGGATATTCGGACGTACATTGAACAGATGGACGAGGCTAACAAAAAGGCATTTGAGGAGGGTAGGGGAGCCGGGCGCAAAATTGAGCCGGGCGATTTTTTCAAAGAATCCAGCTACTTAGATACCAACAACCAGAGCCGTCCATGCTACCAGATTACAAAAAAGGGCTGCGAATTTATCGCCAATAAACTGACTGGGGTTAAGGGGACAGAATTTACGGCACGTTACATTAACCGCTTTCATGAGATGGAGGATGCACTGGAAGGAGAAAGAAACATTTACAAAGTAAAAGATACAAGCCTCGGAGAGATTACGAGCTTTGTCAGGGAAATGGACAAGGTGATGCGCGACCAGAACTCAAACCCTTCGGATATCGCTGAAGCTTTCAAAGAAGTTTGTGAACAGTTCGGCATAAAGCTTCCGAAAAATTTTGTCAGGGAGCCGCGGGTGATAGAAACAAATTATTTTATTCCATTTTCTGAGATAAGCGACTGCGATTAAGGAGGATACCGGATGATTAAACACATTTTAGCAGACGGTACGGAGCTTAAAAGCATAGAGGGGCGGATTATACCACCCACCGGAAATATGGCAGCAGTCTACAGGCTTGTTGCGGAGCTGCTGATAAAAAGGGATTTAGAAAAAAAGGAAGCCCAGCACAACAGCAGGGCATAGGCACGGCAGACAAAATTGAATAGGAACTATGGGGCAGGCAGCGTCCCCATAAAAAACGCTAGGTGTGGCAGAGCCGCCGCTATAAAATCTGCTCGGTACATCATGTCCCTGTTCATGATAGTGCCGTCAGGGGAGTGGAGTGCGCAGATCCCCGTAAAACAAACTCGGCACGGGGGCGATTACGTCAGGTGAGGGACATTCGAAAAGCATGGACTGACGGGTGCGATATAATTTCGGATGACCGCCGTAAGGCGGTACTCAACAGGGCAGAGCATAAACGGGCTACCCCAAAGGATAACTCAGGGATAATGCGCTGGGAGAGTTCTTCTTCTTTTATGCGGGAGAACTCTCTCAAAACTTCCGGGACCCAAGAGAGCCTAGGGATAGTAAAAGTCATTAACTTTAAGTTATCCACAACTTATTCACAAAGTTATCCACAATCTATTAGCAACTAGAAGAAAATGAGGTGGAGAAATGGAGGTAAAAGTAAATTGAAGATGGCCATGAAGGAAGGGCAGATCCTTATAGAAGACGCCGATAACACACAATTCACGATTATTAAAAGTTGGGGAAAGATGAAGTGGAGCAAAGCGGAGCGTATGTTTTACGGCCTAGCAGAGATTGAGCTTTTAAATAAGCTGGCCGGAATAGTACGGCTTCCGGGACCCATTGAAGCGGAGCGGCAGCGGCTTAATATTATAGCCCAGGCCGTAAACACAGAGCGCATGAAGCCGGAGCCGGAACCACTTTACAAGTACCCGGTAAAGTTCCCCCTTTACAAGCACCAGACCAGGGCGGCAAACATGGCTCTTATTACTTTCGGATTAGTACCGCCGCCGGAGGATAAGGAGGGCGGTCATGGAAGCATTGAACAGTAAAGAGCGCAAGTTTGCGGAAGAAAACCACGGGCTTATATATTCTTTCTTGAATTACTACCGGCTTACCGAAGCGGAGCATTACGACATATGCGCCATAGCTTACCTGCAGGCGGTAAAGGAGTGGCACAGAAAGCCGGAGCTTCGGGACAAGTATAAGTTTTCAACGATTGCTTTCAAAAAGATGGAGTCCGCAAAAATAAAGAAATACCACGCGGACCGGCTGAGGGACTCTTACATATTATTCAGCCTTAACGACCTTAACGCGGAGGGCAACGAGTACCTGGGGCAGATTGCAGATCAGCGCGACGCCATCCGGGAGATTGAGGACCAGCAGAACATAGAGGACCTTTTAAACGAGGTTATGCCAGCGCTTACGGAGCGGCAGCGGAAGCACCTTATGAGGATGGTAAAAGGCGAAACGCCCGTAGAGATTATGCGGGGCGGCCATACGGCAATAACGGAATTTTGGAAAGACAGAGAGCGCATAAAAAAGGCAGTATCCGCAGTTTTTGTGCGGGGGGGGGGTATTGAGGCGTGGGGCGGGCGGGTGTTATTGAGCTATTAAGGCTTTAAGCCTTGATATAAATAAAAAACGAAAAGGAAGGTATAAGCAGAATGAGCAAAGTAAAAGTATTGATTGAACACGAGGACGGCCACAAACAGGAGCTTAACGGCGATACGGTTATCTGCTTCACGGTAAGCAAGACCGGGGAGTTTTTGAACGGGAAGGCGCAGCTTATAGACGCGCAGGCAGCATTTATCGGCAGAGAAATCCCCGCCCCGATTTACCCGGACACAATAGGGAGCCTCGTCGCTTCCACGATTGAGAAAAGCAGCGAAAACGCCGTAAGGGCGGGCTTCAACCTTCACATGGTGGCGCAGATTTTAGAGGCGAAAAGCAAAGAGGTTAAAAGCGGACTTACGGAGCAGGAGAAAAAGGATGCCATCGACAAGACCGTGGAAGAAATTTTAAAAGCCGTCATATTTGGCAAGTAAGGAGGAAAGCGGATGGCAAAGAGGCAGCAGGCCGCCGCCCAGGGTAAAGGCTTCGGGCTTTTGTTTGAAATGGGCTGCGGCAAGACATTAACAGCGATTGCAATCGCGGGGGCAGCATACGAAAAGGGAACCATTGAGAAGGTTTTAGTGGTTGCGCCTACTTCGGTTTGCAGCGTATGGCCGAAGGAATTTAAGGACTACGCGGACTTTAAATACAAAGTAAACGTACTTTTGGGCGACAAGAAAAAGCGCCTGCAGGAGCTGGAGGCGCTTAACAATTTTCCTTTTAAGGCGCTTAAGGTTGCGGTCATAAACTACGAAAGCACATGGCGCGAGGGATTGTTTGAGGCGCTTCTTGATTGGAAGCCGGATATGGTTATAGCGGACGAGAGCCAGCGGATCAAGACGCCCGACGCCGAACAGAGTAAGGCCATGCACCAGATCGGGGACATAGCGAAGTATAAGCTCATTCTTTCCGGTACGCCGGTACAGAATGACGCTATAGACCTTTTCAGCCAGTACAGATTTTTAAACCCTAACATTTTCGGCTATAACTTTTACGCCTTCCGGGGGCGCTACGCCATTATGGGCGGCTTCAACCGAAAGCAGATTGTAGGCTATAAGGACTTAGATCAGCTTATCCAAAAGGAGCATAGCATAGCTTACCGGGTAACGAAGGCGGAAGCCCTGGACCTGCCGGAGCAAACATTTTTAACGCGGTATATTCAGCTTGCAGGGAAGGAGAAGCAGCTTTACGACAAGATCAAAAAAGACAGCTTCGCAGAGCTGGAGAACGGCGGCATGATAACGGCCCCGACGGTACTTACAAAACTTTTGAGGCTACAGCAGTTTACCGGAGGTTTTATCCAGGCGGACGAGGGGACGAAGCCGGAGCTTGTATTTAAAGGGAAGCTAAACGCCCTGGAGGACATTTTAGAGGATTACGTTATAGGCGAAGGAAAGAAGCTGGTTATTTTCTGCCGGTTCCGCCCGGAGATTGACTTAATACAGAAGCTCCTGGAAAAGAAAAAGATACAGTACCGCAGCATATACGGCGACATCAAGATCGACGACCGGGGGCCGATTGTAGCGGACTTCCAGAAGATACCGGAAATAAAAGTATTTCTCGCACAGATTGACACCGCCGGGCTGGGGATTACCTTAACAGCAGCCGACACTTGCGTCTATTACAGCGAAAACTTTAATTACGCAGCGTACAGCCAGAGCCTGGCCCGTATTCACAGAATAGGGCAGAGGAACACCTGCACATATATCCATTTGGTAGTAGAGAAAACCGTAGACGAGATTATTTTAAAAGCACTTTCCAAAAAAGAGGACCTGGCAAAAACCATAGTAGACGATTGGAGGCAGTATTTTTGATGGAGGCTATTAAAGTAACCCGGAACCTTGACGGCAAGGGACGCTTAATTCTTCCGAGGGATTTTAGAGAGGCCGCAGGCTTCGAGCCAGATCAGAGGGTGAGCGTAGCCCTTGCAGATTTAGAAGGGGAAAAAGTTTTTATTATAGCAAAAAGGAAGGAGGAACCGAAGTGAAGTTAAACGAGGTATACAGCAAACCGCTGAAGGATGTTATTGAGGCGTTGGAGCTTTCGGACATGAAGGTTCATACCGACGAGGGCGGCAACGTAAAGGCTATTGAACTTAAGTATACAGAGAAGAAAGCGGAGCCGGAACCCAAAACGAATCCGTGGGCATAGGAAGGAGGAAAGCCATGAGTAAACCGAGCAAAGAAAAGGCAGTTTGTAAGACTTGCCAGCACATGGAGCCGGAGTTTGTAAAGTGCGGGCGCAGTATTTTTTATTGTATGCACCCGGAGGCAAAGACCGAGTGCCTGCCGCACCGGATTATCAGCAGGACCAGGGGAAACGAGATCCCCACCAAGACAGCACCGAAGTGGTGCCCGCTTAACCAGAAAGAGGCGCAGCCATGTGGAGAATAAATTTTCAGTATAGCGACGGAGGGAAAATCAAGGTAAGCGGCAAAGGAAAAATAAGCCTGGCACTTGCGAAGAAATATTACAAAGATTACGGGCTTCATTCAGATGGCGGCTTTTACCAGGAGAGTCCCTATAAAAATTATGAACCGGAGCATTTAACAAAAGTTATAGCCCGGCTTCGGAAGGAGGAATAAAAGTGGCAGATATTTTTACATTGATTGACGAATACAAGGGGCTGCTGGACGAGAAGGACCGGCTTAAGGACGCCACCACGGAAAACAATAAGGAGCTGGAGAAAAAGCGCAACGAGCTGGCGCAGGCCATGATCGACGCGGAAAGCCCGAAGGTAAGCCGGGGCGGCTTCCTTTACAGCTTGCAGGATAAAACCAAGTATAACAAGATCGGCGGGTGCGACGAGGACGGCTTTTTTGAAACATTGGAGGAACATGGGCTGGGGGATATTATTAAGCGCACCGTAAACGCGCAGACCTTGAACGGAGCTATGGCGGGACTTGTTGAGGAAAACGACGGGGAGCTGCCGGAGGACTTCGAGGAATATATAAAGCCTTATCAGTATTACGACGTAGCAAAGCGCAAGGAAACAAATAAGGCGGCAAAGAACGCCAAAAAGAAGGGAGAGTAAGCATGGATGCATACGAGCAGATGGAGATTGACGTAAGGCTCGAATCGGAAAAGGACCTTAAAACCAACGTAGGGAAGGTTATTAAGTTCTTCTACGACAAGCGCCGGATGGAGGCTGAGGAAAGCGGCTGGCCGCTTAAGAAAGTAGAGAGCAAACACGAAGGCTACGGAATCGCGGCGGAGGCATACAGCAAGATCGGAGCCAAGGCGAAGGTCCTTAAGAACGGCATGGAGGACTATTTAAAACTTTTGCAGGTAAAGGGCGAGGACGGCATCAGTATTTGCGGGGATATTTACAACCAGGCGCTGGAGCTTGCCATGGAGGCCATAGGGATGGCAGCAGACGCCACCCGGATATTAAACGACCTTTATTACGGCTACGACAGCCGGACGCCGATAGAGCAGGCCATAGCCGAAATGAAGGCCCAGGACGGCCAGGACGGCCAGGAGGGCGCCGAGTTTGAGGACGCGGAGGAAAACCCGGCAGAGGACGAAAACGACGCCCAGGAGGCGCAGGAGAGCGCCGAAAGCTACGATCCGGACGCAGAGCCGGAAGAAAGTTAAAGGGAGGGATAAGATGGCTTTAAAAGTAAATGAGATCGTAAAAGTTGAGGTTGAGGCAAGCGACGGCCAGGTCTTGAAGGCGGGCGACGCTATTATGCTTCGCATTAACCGGAGAACCCCGGAGGACATTGTCTGCAGGTACGCGGAGCTTTCTAACGGTTACTTTGTTACCACTACCCTGGACGGGCAGCACGAAAACAAATACCGCCAGGCGAGCATTGAAACCTGTTACCGTATTGAGGACGTAGAGAAGATCCCGCCCCAGGCATTGAAGGAAGCGGGCAAGGATGCAGCAGAGGGAGCAGCGCAGGACGCTGCAGCGCCTTTATTGACGCCGGGCGCATAAATAAAAAGGAGGACACAAAACCATGGCAAAGAACGAATTGAAAGTAGTAGACAGCTTCGACCTGCAGACCATAAGCGGAGATTTAGCGCAGGCAGTAGCAGAGGAAATGGACGGGCTGGGGAGCCTTCCGTTTGACCGCGTTAAAATTCCTTCCGGGGGCGGCCTTGCCTTCGAGGTTCCCGGAGAGGACGACGAGAACCCGGAGAGCGCAACGGAGATCGTAGGCGTTATTTTGGACCATCACCCGGTAAACGCATATTGGCGCGAGAAGTTCGCGGGCGGCAACGAGCAGCCGGACTGTTCCAGCTTCGACGGGAAGCAGGGAGTGGATCGGGATACCGGGGAAATTAAGGATTGCGCGAGCTGCCCTTATAACCAGTTCGGCAGCAACGACAAGGGGAAGGCTTGTAAGAACGTACATCGCGTTTTCATTCTTCGGGAAGGGAACCCCGTACCCCTGGTGCTTTCCTTGCCGCCGACCAGCCTTAAGTATATGCGGGACTATATCGCAAAGCGCGTTATTTTAAAGGGCTTCCGTTGTTGGCAGGTTGTAACCAAGATTACGCTGAAGAAAGAAAAGAACGCCAACGGGATCGCATATAGCCGCGCTGTTTTTACCTTCGTAGGGAAGTTAAGCCCCGAAAAGGAAAAAGAGGCCGGAGTCATGAAGGACTTTATTAAGCAGCAGCACCGGCAGATCGACATAGGCGACGACGATTACACCACAACCGGCAGCAGTACCCAGGAGGGACCTGCAGCACCCAAAGCGGACGACGCAGGCTTTATGAACGTACCGGAGGGTGCCGAAGATTTACCCTTTAATTAAGGCACAAAAGCCTGGGGGCGCGGGCGCTTACCCCCCCCCAGGCCAAAATAGACGGTTGGAGGATAGGCGCATGGAAAAGGTATACATTATTTCACGATACCGGGCATTTACGGAACGGGGGCGTGAGTTTAACCGCAGGGTGGCGCGGTATTTCTGCAGGAAGGTTATTTTAGAAGGTAAGCAGCCGATAGCGCCGCACCTTTACTATACCCAGTTTTTAGACGACTGGGACGAGAGGGAGCGGCGGATCGGGACGCAGATAGGCATGAAAGAGCTTCGGGAGGCTGACGAGTTTCTTTTAATTTTGATTGACGGAAAGATCAGCGACGGGATGTACGCGGAGATCCGGCAGGCAACGGAGGAAGGAAAGCGCGGAAGGATAATATGCATGACCCGAAAAGAGATTGAGGAAGTGATGGAATGAACGCCGAACAGCTTAATATTGACGATTTTGTAAATTACGAAACAGAATACCGGGCAATTATTAAAGGCGCGAAACCAAGCGGCGGGAACCTTGTAGGCCGCTGCCCCTTCCACGACGATCAAAAGAATAGTTTCAGCGTAAATTTAAAGACCGGCCAGTGGCACTGCTTCTCAGAAGGTCGCGGCGGAAATTTTGTTGATTTTTGGGCGGAGCTTAACGGCTTAGACACCAAGGAAGCATATAAGCAGATTTTAGAGAAGTACGGAAAGCTGGAGGAACCGAAGCAGGATAAAAAACCGAAGCAGAAATATAAAAACTATAGCCTTCCAGAATACACCTTTACAAAGCATTTGCCGGAGGACTTCTTAAAAGACACTTGCGGCATCACCACGGCAAAAGACAAAGACGGCTCGCAATACCTTAAAATGCCTTACTTCAACGAAGAAAACACAACCCCGATTTTTCGCAAGCGCTACGGCGACAAGGAATTTAGATGGAGCTGGGGCAGTTCCGGCAAGTTGATTTTATACGGCGATTGGAGGCTGCCGGAGCTACGCAAGACCGGCTGGGCCGTTTTGGTTGAGGGGGAAAGCGATACCCAAACTTTATGGTATTTGAAGGTCCCTGCGTTAGGCGTTCCGGGCGCAAGCAATTTTAACGCCCGGATGGTTCCGAAATTGCAGGACCTAAAGCTGTACATACACCAGGAGCCGGACCAGGGCGGCCAGACGTTCCTGGCTAAAATTTGCCGGATATTACAAGAGGCGGAGTTTGTAGGCGAGGTTTACACCTGGAGCTGCAAGCAGTACGGCGTTAAGGACCCTTCGGAGCTTTATCTTAAGGAGGGCGCAGAGAAGGCCACGGAGAAAATACAGAAGGCAATAAAACGGGCGCAGAAGATAGACCTTGACGACATATCCAGCGCGATCCCGGAGGCCATAAAGGGCGCACCCGTAAACCTTAGACAGCCGGAAGGTTGGATCTATTCAGAAAAGGGCATAAGCCACATAGACGAAAAGAAGGCGATACCGACCATGGTCTGCAGGACGCCGATCATATTAACCCAGCGCTTAAAGAGCATGGAAACCGGCGAGGAAAAAATAGAGATTGCCTTTAAACGGGACGGCCAGTGGAGCCGCGCTATATACCCGCGTTCTACGGTTTTTACTTCCCGGAATATAACAGCCCTTGCAGATTTAGGATGCACCATCACCAGCGAGAACGCAAAGCAGGTGGTGAGCTTCCTGGCCGCATTGGAGGCGGAGAACATAGACATCATACAGAAGGCAGACTCAACGTCCACCTTCGGCTGGCAGACAAAAGGGCGCTTCCTTCCGGGACACGGGGACGACATAGTCCTGGACATTGAGCCATCCTTAAGAGGTTGGGCGGCAGCATACCACGCCGCCGGAACCTTTGAGGGATGGGTGGACACCATGCAGCCACACCGGAGCCGGGACAAGTTCCGCTTTATTTTGGCGGCCAGCTTCGCGGCCCCGTTGCTTCGGATATTACAACAGCGGATATTTTTTGTATATAACTGGGGCGGCAGTAAGGGCGGAAAGACCGCAGCACTTAAGGCGGCGCTTTCGGCCTGGGGCGACCCGGAGCGCCTTATGGTAAATTTTAACGCCACCCAGGTCGCCCTGGAGAGGATGGCGGGCTTTTATAACGACCTTCCACTCGGCATTGACGAGCGGCAGCTTGCAGGCCAGAAGCAGGAGAACCTGGAAAAGATTGTTTACATGATCGCCAGCGGAACCGGACGCGCCAGGGGAAGCAAGGGCGGCGGCTTGCAGGCGCTTAATACATGGCGCACCGTAGCCCTGGCAACCGGCGAGGAACCCTTAAGCACAGACACCACGCAGACCGGCGTAAGTACCCGTGTTCTGGAGATATACGGCGGCCCTTTCGACGACGAGAAGTCCGCCAGCCTTATGCACCAGCAGGCGCCCGTAAATTGCGGCTGGGCGGGGCCGGAATTTATAACCCGGCTTCTTGAAACAGACGAGCGCACCATAACGGATCAATACGAAAAGATGGTAGAAGAAATTTACGCAGCAGCCAACGGAACCAGCGGCGCCCACATAGCCGGGATAAGCGCGGTCGCCCTTGCGGATGCGATCATAGATACATGGATATTCAGAGAGGGAAAATCGGAGCAAAACGGCCAAAATTGTGACCAGGAAGCCGAAAATTGTTATCAAAACGGCGAAAAGCGTAAGAAAGCGCTTGAAATACGGAAGGAGTCATGGGAGCGGGCCGTACAGATGGCGAAAGCAATTATACAAGAACAGCTTACCGCAGGAGTAAGTGACGTAAACGAGAACGCGACACAATTTATAGTTGATTGGATATTGAGCAACCGCGCCCAGTTTGGGGACAAGGCAATCGGAACCTGCCTGGGAACGATAAGCCACGACCAAAACAAGGCTTATATATTTCCTTCGCTTCTTAACCAGGCATTGACAAAAGCAGGATATAGCCCGCGAAAAACCATGAAATATTTAGCAGATAAAAAAATAATAACCAGCACACCAAAAGCAAACGGCGGGAAAGAGTACTGCATAAGAAAATGGTTTGATAACAGAACAAGCCGCTTTATTGAATTTGATTTAGGGAGATTTTCAAAACCCGTTGACCCATTGGACGAGGACGAGGCAGCAGAAGCGTCAGGAGTTAAGGAAAAACCGAAAGCGGAGGAATGGCAGCAATTAGACCTTGACACAAAGTCGCCTTTCGAGGAAGAAGAAACGGAACTGCCGTATTAAACCATGCTTTTTCATTACGCCTAAAAAATAGGCGTAAGGTTAGGCGTAAGGTTAGGCGTAAGGCAAAAAAACACCGAAAACAAGCGGCTTTTTAAGCCTATTATATATATTCTTACGACATTACGCCTATTATATAGGCTCTATTGCAAAATAAAAAAGGTAAGAAAATTTTAGACCTTTTTCAAAAAGTACGGTATATTTCCGAAAAATAGGCGTAAGGCGTAAGGAACCGAAGGAAAGCCCCATAAATTCAAGGTTTATCACATTACGCCAAGTAAAAGCAAAAAGGCGTAAGGATATTAAGGCGGAAGGAGGTGAGCGGCTACGGAAAAAGCAGAAAAATCCCTTGAAAAAGCGGCGATAACACTTGAAAAATACCGGAAAAACAAAACGCTTGTGCCGCCGGAGGAATTAGCAGGGAAATACAAAAAACCGTTTGAGAAATTGAAGCAGCAGCTTAAAAAGGAATTGGAGGAATATTTAAGGCTTTTCATTTTGGACGGCTTGCGCTTCCGGGACGACGACGAAGGGAAGCAGCTTATAGACGAGATTAACCGGGCCTTTAAGGAAGGGCAGCTCGGAAAGCGGGTGGGGCGGGCAGCTTTCCGGGAATTTGACTTAGAGAAGATAAAGCAGATCGCCCAGGAACACCGCCAGAAGGTAGAAGGGATATATAAAGCATACTTTGACCGCCATACTTGCCTCTACGCCGCCGGGCCTTCCTGGGACCCGGATAATCCACAGCCGCCGCTTATTTACAACGATATTGTGGATATGTTCTACGACGAGGCGGCGGGCGGGTGGATAAGCAAAGAGAAGCCCCCAGGGGCGGCAATATTGATTTTCATAAAAGAAAATAAAAATAAAACAACCGAGCAAAAGGAGGAAACACCATGAACAGAGAAGAAAATGTAAAGAGCTTCGAGGAACTTATGAGCAGGGTAAACCGGGAGGGAAAAGACGCCTTGATGGACTACATCAGAAAAAGCGACTTCTACACGGCTCCGGCTTCTACCCGGTTCCATTTAAGCACCGAAGGCGGCTTATTGCAGCATAGCCTTAACGTATACCACTGCTTAAAAGCGAAGCTGGCCAGCATATACTGGGGGCCGATTTTGGAAGCAGCAGGAAACGACGCCCTTATTATTTGTCCCTTGCTTCACGATCTTTGTAAGACGCATTTCTACAAGATCGATTTTAAGAATCAAAAGACATACGACCCGGAGAAGGTATTAGCAGCAGAGCGCTGGCAGGTAAAAAAGGATAACGCCGGATCTTTCATTTGGGAGAGCGTACCCTGCTATACCGTAGACGACCGGGTGCCATACGGCCACGGAGAAAAGAGCGTTATGATGATTGAACAATTTATGAGGCTTACCGGCCCGGAGCGCTTCGCCATCCGCTGGCATATGGGATTTTCAGAGCCGAAGGAGCTTCACTTACAGCTTACCCAGGCAATGAGCAAATACCCGCTTATTCTTGCCTTGCACGAAGCAGACCAGGAGGCCAGCACGCTGATGGAGGACGAAAAGGACAATAAAGCCTGGCCGACCGAGAAGGCGGAGGACAGCGCCCAGGAGAAGCCTGCTGCCGGTTGCGACTTTGAGGACGCGGAAGCGATAGGAGGCGCGGACCGTGACAGAACAGAAAATGCAGCAGATTAACGCCTTGCTTAAGAGGATAAACAAGGGCAAGCTGGAGATGCAGGAGAAGATGGCCATAGCCAACGCCACTATGGAGATGTTGGAGAAGTTGGAACCCATTTACAACAAATACAACGGCGGAAAGAAAGCGTAACCGTTGCGACGTCGCAACAAAAGGAAGAAAAGATGATTGATTTTGAACAGTTCAGAAGCAAGACCGAGGTCATAAAGTACCTTAAGGCCACGAAGGACATATCCTGCCGGACAACCACGGAGGCGGAGAAGTACCTGCGGGCGCACTTGCCGAAAGAAAGCTATTACCAGGATAAGATCATAAAACACATAAAGGAGCTGCTGCCTTCCGCTTTTGTTTGGAAGGCGGCGGCGGGGCCGTATAGCCGCCAGGGAATACCGGACGTTTGCGCCATAGTAAATGGCAGGTTTTACGGCTTCGAGGTAAAGCGGCCCTTTATCGGAGTATTGAGCAAAATCCAGGAGCGGACCATAAAGCAAATCCAGGAGGCAGGCGGCAAGGCTTATGTTGTTACATATCCGGCGGAGGTAACAAGGATATTGAAGAAGGAGATGGAGGCATAGATGAAGGAGAATCCGGCAAACGCCATAAAAGACACCATGTGGACATTTTTAATGGATAAGGGACAGGCTTCCAATATTCCAGCTTTGAAAGAATACGTTCACGACCTTATCGGGATGACCACGCAAAAAACAGCCGGACAGAGAAAGACGGCAAAAAACGATATACCCTGGGAGCAGTTAGACATGACGCTCATGAGTATTGTTATTGAGGCTACAGCGCTTGTATTATCCGGGGATTTAGAGAAATTAGAGCAGTTCAGAGATAGAACGGGGAAATACGCGGGAATGATTGAGAGTTTCGAGTGCGATTTTTCCATAGCCGCAGAACCAGACACGGAACACGGCCTGGATGAATTGCAGGTCAAAATTGAGCAGAACGACAATAAACTGCTTTCAGATATTGAGCTTTTAAAAGAACTTTCATACGGTATTAGACACGGGACGTTAAGAATCACAGAGCTGCAGGAAAAGGGAGGCGATCCACCCATTGAGAAATAAAGAAGGATATAAGGACCCGACCGCCGGAGCAGCAATCGCCAGCGTAAGGCGGCAGGAGAAGCGGCGAAGGAAGGAGGAAAAGCGTGAACAGAAAGCAGGCACGAGCTATAAAGCACGGGAAGGCGAAGGGGCCGAACTTAAACGACCCCAGGCAGGCGCAGGCAATGCTTGAAAATTTACCTATTGCCACATTGGTGGCCGGAATTAACAATAGCCTTGATATTCTGCAGAAAAGAGGCATACCCATTTCAGACTGGGACCAGAAAAAGCGGGAATTATACAGGCTTAAGGTTTTCGGCGGCAAGGTTTATTTTTTGGCGGCTGAGTTAGACAGATCCGAGCAAAAAAACGAATAAGGAGAACGAAGCCGATGGATCAGAAAAATAAACAGCGGAAAAACGAAAGAAACGAAGATAAGGAGCTGCTTAAAGCATATTTAAACCAGTATTACGCGGGCCGCATTAAGCGGACGCAGCTTGAAAGACGGCTTAAAAATATCCGCGAAGAAATGGCTACCCCTATAGGCGGCTACGGATATTCTCCGGTAAATTACGGAGGTACAAACAAGGTCGGACCCGGCGCCGCTTCTTTCGTTTACCGCATGAGCGAGATCGAAACCCGGATAGAGAGCCAAAAAAGCCGGGTAGAAAAAGCCCTTTTAAAAGTCATGGATATAATGGACTTCTTAGAGGAAAGCAGCACGGAGCGGATGGTTTTAGAGCTTCGCTTTATTGATTGCAAGCCCTGGGCGGCCATTGAGAAGGAGATGCACTTAAGCCGAAGTTCGCTCTTTACATACCAGGATAAAGGGCTGGAAAAATTGTTGACCTATAAGAAAGTAAGAGCTGTTTTGAAAGAACTTAAAAAGGACTTCTGAAGATAATGCTTGACTTTTTGAGTTCCAAGTATTAAAATAAATTTACGGAACTCAAAAAGTGAGGTGAGAAGATGAGTCCACGAACAGGAAGACCGAAAGCAGAAAATCCCAAAAGTAATGATGTGAAAGTACGCCTTGATGATGAAACCAATGCTAAGCTGAATAATTATTGTACAGAGCATGGCATAACAAGAGCGGAAGCTATCAGAAGAGGAATACACTTGCTTTTGGCTGAACAAAAATAGGAGTGTTGCCCCGCTACCAACGACAGCAACACTCCAAGTTCCAGAGGTTTCCTTCCGTGAAATATTCTATCACGACAGGGGACTTCTTTCAAGAAAAATTTGAAGGAGGGCTTTTCATGGGAAGAATAATAAACACTATGCAGTTGATAGACAAGGCGAAAGGCAGTATAAACAGCAGATACGACCTTTGTTTGAAGAATGCGGTAGACATTGAGGAGGCAAGCAAAACCACTTACGAGATGATTGTGAACGGTTTCCGTTTCGGATATATGCAGGGCATGAAAGCAGCGCAGGCAGGAAAGGGGAAAAAGGCATGAATAATTTACAGATTTTTGAGAATGAGGAGTTCGGGCAGGTTCGGACAGTAATGATTGACGGGGAACCGTGGCTTGTTGGCAAAGATGTGGCGGTTGCATTGGGGTATAAAAATCCACAAGAAGCAATTCGAGAGCACGTTGATGAGGAAGATAAAGGGGTGAGCGAAATCCTCACCCCCGGCGGAAGACAGAAGATGCCCATCATCAATGAATCGGGCTTATACGCTTTAATCTTCGGCAGCAAACTGGAATCAGCGAAACGTTTCAAGCACTGGGTAACAAGCGAAGTTCTCCCAGCACTTCGCAAAAACGGGCATTATGAAACGCCGCAGTATAAAGAGCAGGCGGGGCAGAGGGCGCTGACAAAGGACGATTACATAAGGGCGGCTTCCATCATTTCCGGCTGCCGGAACGAGCGGCTGCCATATGTGATGGCGTTCCTGGAGCAGGCGGGGCTTGAAATGCCGGAAGTGGAGCAGGTGAAGCGGCAGGCGAAGTTTGTAGAAGAGAGCGGGCTTGCGTCAGACGACAAGCTGGGAGAATATGCAAATGAGCTGATGGAATCGGGGATATTGCATAAAAAGAAGATTTTTGTCACAGCGGCATATTTTAACGACTTTTGCAACCGTCGCAGCATATCCGCGAGGAAATTCAAGCAGTGGCTTTATCAGAACAAATATATTGAATGCAGCAGATCGAAGAACGGCAAGCTGGAATATTCAATGTCAGCATGGGTTGACGGGGCTACGCGGAGGTGCATTGTTTTTAAGGAAATATAGGGTTATTTTACGAAAAAATATAATTTGTTTTACATTTACATCTGACATGGTATAATATGCTTATCATTCAAAAGAAGGGGGCATTATACTATGTCAGAAACAAAAGAAGAGCAGAATGAACAGATGAAAAATTGTGTTATAATTACGCCAAAAGAGCAGAATGAACAGGGGAAAAAGTGCTTTATAATTACGCCTATTGGCAACGATAACTCAGAGATATTCAGAAAAGCAAAAGGCGTTATAGATAGCGTGATAAAGCCGGTTTTGCAAAGAAATGGTTTTGATGATATAAAGCCGGCTTATGAGATTATGGATTCGGGAATGATCGGAAATCAGATTATCAACAGGATTATGAATGATGATTTGGTAGTAACTAATCTTACAGGGAACAATCCCAATGTTATGTATGAATTGGCGGTAAGACATGCCAGTGCAAAACCGATTATCCACATATGTGAGAACGGAACTACTCTTCCGTTTGATATAAAAGATAGCCGTACTATATTTTATACAGATGATATGCTTGGAGTACAAGAATTGCAAAGCAATTTTGAATTATTCGTTAAAAATATAGATTATTCTAAGGATTATATGGACAATCCAATATATAGTGGGATTAGAACAGGGACTATATTTAAGAAGATGCATGATGAAGGACAGCAAAATGAGGTAGAAATATTGCAGAAAATATTGGATAAAGTTGCTATTTTGCCAGGGATGAATAATAATGAAATTCTCAAAGATAGTAAGTTGCAAGTAAGAAATTATATAAAGATATATGTAAAATATGATGATTCTAAGAGAATTAACAGATTCATTCAAGAATTAGGTAGGATGTTAGGAGGAATGAAATACATACTTAATAGGGAGGTAACTATAAATTCGTGCAAGATTGATATTTGTGTAGATGTAGATAATGATGATGTTTTAGACATGATATATCAGCTTGCCTCCAAATATAGTATAGAGATTCAGAACATAGTTAGTACTAAAATGCAAACTTAAAGAATACTTTTATATTAAATTTTTAAATTCGGACTCTTTTGGACTATTAAGTATGGTAGTATAGTAGCATGGACACGAAATTAATGAGCATACCTATATAATAAGCCTGTAATAAGCCCTATTTTTAAAGCTATACCCGTATAGCAGGGCATTATATAGGCTTATTATATTGCATACATATAAGCACAGTATTACGCCATAGCATAGGTGTACAAAGGCAAGTACTACAGTATAGGCATGAGACAGACACAGCACAAGCAAGCATTGAAGCGTAAGAGGGCAAGGCATACAGAACACACCGAAGCAACGTAAGCAAAGAGAGAATGCCGCAAGGCAAGCTGCTGACTGCGTTATTCAGCAAGCCCAACCGCATAGATTATAGAAGGTACTTCCTGCGCCATACCTCCCCTGCGGGGCGAGGAAGGCGCAGTATTTTCGGCGCTGAAATCGAAAAAAAATTTTGCTTTTCGTTACGCGAAGCATAGGAAGGAGGGAAAACGGAACCATGGAGCTGATAAAACGGAACCTTTCAGACCTTAAACCGGCGGAGTATAATCCGCGTAAAGCGCTGACACCCAGCGATCCGGAATACCAGCGCATAGCCGCCAGCATAGAAGAATTTGGGTACGTTGACCCGATTATTATAAATTCAGACAATACCATCATAGGCGGCCACCAGCGCCGCACGGTTATGCTTGATTTAGGCTATACGGAGGCGGACTGTATTCTTGTTGAGATGGACAAGACCAGGGAAAAGGCGCTTAATATTGCCTTGAACAAAATAACCGGCGAATGGGACGAGGCAGCCTTAAAAGATTTATTGATTGATTTAGATAAGGCAGACTATAACGTGAACCTTACCGGCTTCGACGGCGACGAGATCGAAAAGCTCTTTGCAGCCGTTGAGCTTACCCAAGAGGCAAACGACGACGGCTACGACCCGGACGAGAAGCTGAAGGAGCTTACGGAGATACGAACGCGCCCCGGCGATATTTGGCAGTTAGGCAGCCACCGGCTGATGTGCGGCGACGCTACGGACCTTTCCGACGTTGAGCGGCTTATGGAGGGCGCAGCGGCGGACCTTATCATCACCGACCCGCCCTATAACGTAGATTACGAAACCAAAGACAAGAGCCTGGAGCGTTCCTATAAACGGAATAAGACCAGGACCAGCAATGAAATCCAAAACGACAAGATGAGCAATAACGCCTTTTACAGTTTTCTGTACAAGGCGTTTTGTAATTTCAATGAAGCAGCGCGGCCTGGCAGTTCGGTTTACATCTTCCATGCTGAAATGGAAGGTATTAATTTTAGAACGGCGTTCCAGGATGCAGGATTTCATTGGGCGCAGATATTGATCTGGGAGAAAAACCAGTTTGTTATAGGTCGCCAGGATTATCACTGGCGGCATGAGCCTATTCTTTACGGTTGGAAGGAAGGCGCCGGTCATTACTTCGGAGGCGGACGCGGGCAAGATACCGTTTTCATTGAGGACGACATAGACTTTACAGCCATGAAGAAAGCGGAGCTTGTGGCCTACATTGAGGGCATCCGGGAGAAGCTGCAGCAGGACACAACGGTCTTGTATGAGAAGAAACCGGCCCGTAGCGATAAGCACCCGACCATGAAGCCCGTCGCCCTTTTTGGGCGGCTGATTACCAACAGCAGCAAGTACGGGGATAACGTAGCTGACTTTTTCGGAGGCAGCGGGACGACGCTGATCGCTTGCGAACAGCTAAACCGGAGCGCGTACCTTATGGAGATTAACGAAAAGTATTGCGACATTATTATTGACCGTTGGGAGGAATACACCGGCCAGAAGGCCGTAAGAGTGAGGGAGGGCGGAACGTAATGGCAGAAGAAAAGAGCAGCGGCGGCCAGTTCGTAAAGGTTGAGGTCATAGCGCAGATTTTCGGCGTTACCGTCCGGAGAGTACAGCAGCTTACCCAGGAGGGCGTAGTTAAGACTACAGAGATCCCAGGGGAGGGCAGGCGCTACGAGCTGGTGCCGACCATTAAAACATATATTCAGTATTTGAGCGATAAGGCATACGGCAAGGGAAAATCCGAAAAGGAAACGGAGCTTAGGCAGCAGAAGCTGGAGGCGGAAATCGCTTTAAAGGAGAGCCAGGGCGAGATGCACCGCATGAGGGCGGAGATCGCCGCCGGGAAATATGTTGACGTTGAGGAAGTGGCGCTGGATTACCAAAAGTTTTTCGTTACGTTTAAGCGCTTCGCGTTGAGTATTCCTTCCCGGCTTGTAAGCATGATCAGCGACAGCCTGGAGCCGTTGGAGGCCCGCCGCGTAGAAAAGGAGATGAACGCTGAAGTAAAGCGTATGCTTCGGGCTTTTGTTGTTTCCGGTTGCGTACCGGAGGAACCGGGGGAGAAAAAGGCAAGAAAGAACCGTGCAGAAGCCTAAACAGCTACGCATAAGAAAATACGATTGCAAGCAGTACCAAAAAGCCGCGCTTGAATACTTGAACCCCCCGGAAGAAATGACAGTATCCGAGTGGGCAGAGCAGTACCGGATGCTTGACAGCAGGACCAGCGCGGAACCAGGCCCATGGAATAACGAGCGGACGCCGTACCTTGTAGAGATAATGAATGAGCTTCTAAACTACGAAACGGAAGAAATTATTTTTTGCAAGTGTACCCAGGTAGGGGGGACGGAGGTCGAGCTTAATATGTTAGGCTACACGATCCAGCAGGACCCGTCCCCGGTTGAAGTTGTTTACCCGACGGAAACCATGGCGAACAGCGTATCAGAAAAAAGAATAAAGCCCATGATTGAAAGCACTTCGACGCTTTATAAAAAGTACGATAAGAACAGCAGCAACCTGGAGCTTGACTTTGATGATATGTTTATAAAACTTGTTTGGAGTAACAGCCCTTCCGGCCTTGCTTCTTTTGCCATGAAGTACCTTTTTTTGGATGAGGTAGACAAGTACCCAGGAGCCAGCAAGAAGGAGGCCGACCCGATCAGCCTGGCGAAAGAACGTACACATACTTTCCGAAACAGCAAGGTCTATATAACCAGCACCCCAACCATACGCACGAACCACATATGGAAGGCCAAGGAAGGAGCGGACGCAGAAAAACATTTTTTCATACCATGCCCACACTGCGGGGAGTTTATAGAGCTTAAGTTTGACAACCTTAAGTGGCCGGGCAAGGATAAGGACCTGGTGGAAGCCTACGGCGAGGACGCCATAAAGGAGAAGCTCGGCGCATTGGAGCCGGTAGACGAGGCGGAAGGCTTAAGCAACGCAGACCGGGCGGAATTTGCCTTTTACGTTTGCCAGGAATGCGGCTGCGTTATTTCAGACGCGCAGAAGCAGCAGGCCGTAAAGAAGGGACACTGGGAAATAGTAAAGAAAAAAACCCGGTTTATAAAAAAGGTTTGTTTTTGGATAAATGTGCTTTATAGCCCCTTCGTCCGGTTTTCCGAAATTGCGAAGGAATTTATGGACAGCAAAGACGACCCGGAGCGCTTGCAAAACTTTGTAAATTCCTGGCTTGCGGAACCGTGGGAAGATACCAAACTAAAGACCAGCAAAGAGCTGGTTTTAGAGAGGCAGACGGAGCTGCCGGAGTTTATAGTCCCAGGATGGGCGAAACTTCTTACCGGCGGCGTAGACGTTCAAGAAAATTGCGTATATTGGACCATAAGAGCCTGGGGCGATTACGTTACAAGCCAGAATATAGCCCACGGCCAGGCATACAACCTGGCAGAGGTTGAGAGCATTATGAACCTTGAATATAAGATAGAGGGCGGCGGCGTTGCAGTAGTAAACCTTTGCTTCATAGACTCCGGCTACGAAGCCGACGCGGTTTACGATTTTTGCGTCGACAATATGGACTGGGCGAAACCGGCTAAAGGTTCCAGCAACCCCATGCAGAGCCATTTTAAAATAAGCACCGTAAACAGAGAGGCATCCAGGGCATACGGAATGGAGCTTGTTATAGTTGACGGCGGAAAATATAAGGACATGATCGCCAGCAGGATGCACAAGAAAAACGGGCGGGCAAGTTGGATGGTTTACCAGGGCTGCGACGAGGAATACGCCGCGCAGGTTACGGCGGAGCATAAAATCCTCGTTAAGAACGGCAACGCGAAGCCGCGCCTTGAATGGGTGCTAAAGCACAGCCACGCGGACAATCATTTCCTCGATTGTGAAGTGTATGCAATGGCCGCCGCTGATACTTTAGGGGTAAGAATGTTGCATTTACAGAATATTCAGGAGCCGCCCAAGGAAAAGCCAGAGCAATATGCACCCGAAGAAGAATGGATAAAAGAAAACGAAGGCTGGGTATAAAAAGTTCTTGACTTTTAATGTATTTACATTTAATATAAAAGTAAATACAAAAAAGGAAGGAGGAAAGAACATGTCTCCAGCATATGGCAGACCACCATCTGATAATCCTAAAGTTTTTCCATTCCAGATGCGGTTATCAGAAAATGATAAAGCAGTTCTGGAAGCTTGTAGAAAGACGTATGGTCTTTCAAAATCAGAAACTTTTTTATTTGGTCTTGAAATATTAGAATTTGCTACAAAAAATGCAGATTTTCGTCAGCTTATGGATGCTTTTGTTATTTTAAAGCAAATTGAAGATAGGAAAGACAAATACGAAGCAAAGAAATTTCAAGAACTTATAAGCCGACAGTTACGGCAGATTAAATTTAACTTTGAAGAGTTTATGAAAACATATCAAAGATAATAAAAATAAGAGTTGCCCCCGCTACCAACGATTGCAACTCTTATAGTCACCAGAGGTTTCCCATCCGGTAAACCTATCATACCAGATAGGGAAACTTCTTTCAAGAGAAATTTTGAAGGAGGGCTTTTCATGGGAAGAATAGTAAATACGTTCCAGTTGATAGAGCAGGCAAAAGGCAACATAAACAGCAGATATGACATCTGCGTAAAGAATGCAGTAGATATTGAAAACGTAAGCAAAACCACTTACGAGATGATTGTGAATGGTTTCCGTTTCGGATATATGCAGGGCATGAAAGCGGCGCAGGCGGAAGGGAGGAAACAATCATAATGTCAAGGTTGATTGACTTAACAGGGCAGAAGTTCGGGCGGCTGGTTGTTATTGAGCGAGCGGAGAACAGCGCGGGTGGAAGGGTAAGATGGTTATGTAAGTGCGATTGTGGTAAGCAGATACTGGTTTGCGGGAAAGAATTACGAAATGGAGATACTAAATCTTGTGGATGCCTTAAACAAGAAGTGCTTATTGATCGGAATACAACCCACGGCGGGACTTATTCAAGGCTTTACAATATTTGGAATGGCATGAAGGAAAGATGCTATAATGCTAAACATAAAGCTTTTGAAGATTACGGAGGTCGAGGAATTAAGGTATGCAAAGAATGGTTGGACGATTTTTCAACATTTCAAAAGTGGGCTTTAGCAAATGGATATAAGGACAACTTGACGATTGACCGCAAAGATAATAATAAAGGTTATTCTCCTGATAATTGCAGATGGGCGACAGTAAAAGAGCAGAACAATAACCGCAGACCACGAAAATATGCAAAGAAACCAAAATAAGATTTAGAAAAAGAGCTATTCCAAGTAGGGATAGCTCTTTTTGTTGGAGGAAGCGTATGGATAATTTGACACAGGAAGAACTTTTGGAGCAGATAAACCAAGCGATTATGAACATAGCTATAGGCGGGCAGTCGTATCAGATTGGATCAAGGAAGTTGACAAGGGCAGACTTAAAAACGCTTTATGATATAAAAAATGATTTGACTGCTCAAGTTGCGGGAACCACGCCAGGGCTTTTAGATGATTGTTATGTTGGTTATTTTGAGGGACGTTAGGCAGGAGGTAGGGTATGAATTGGTTAGATAGCATTATTGGATTTATTTCGCCTGCGGCCGGAGTCCGGCGGGAAGCGTGGCGGCAAAACCTTGAGGAGATGAGGCATTATGACGCAGGGGATTATGGGAGAATTAATTCAAACTGGCTTGCATACAACGCTAGTGCAGAACAGACAGACCGATATAGCCGGGATACAATCAGAGCACGGGCGCGTGACTTGGAGCGTAACAGCGATATTATAAATTCTGTCATAGGAGCATTCCGTCGCAATATTATAGGGCATGGATACACCCTCAGGGCTAGAACGCCCAGCGAAGCCATTAACAAACAAATACAGGAAGCCTGGGCGGAGTGGTGCAAGCGTAAAAATTGCGACGTAACCGAAACGCAGAGCTTCAACCAGATGCTTAGAATGGCAGTCCGCCGGAAGAAAGTGGACGGAGGGATACTTTTTAAGAAGTGTTATGTCAGCGGAGGGCTGCTGCCTTTTAAGTTGCAGGCGTTGGAGGTTGACGAGCTGGACACCGGCAGAGTGGTGCCACACAACCCAAGATATAGACTTATTGGAGGTATCGAATACAATACACATAATAAGCCTATGGGCTACTGGATTCGCCAGTATAACGTAGACGGCTTCGGGCAGATTGACCCCGTATATGTTCCGGCGAAGGATATTATTTATTTCTTCACGAAAGACCGCCCCTCCCAGGTTCGGGAGATGAGCGACCTGGCCCCGACCATTACCAGGGTAAGGGACGCGAATGAGTTTATGACGGCGGTAAGCGTAAAGGAGCGCATAGCCGCCTGCCTTGCGGTTTTCGTAAAAAAAATTATTCCTACAACGGGAAACTTTGCAAGGGGAATAAACCAGGACAGCAGGCCGCGTGAGGACTACGACGGGAAGCGGATCAGCCCCGGCATGATAAAAGAGCTTAACGCCGGGGACGAGATCCAGGTCGTAAACCCGACCGGGCAGGCAACGGACGCCGCCAGCTATATCAAGCTGCAGCAGCGGCTTATAGGAGCCGGGCAGGGCTTAAGCTACGAAGCCACGAGCCGCGACATGAGTCAGAGCAATTACAGCAGCGCCCGCCAGGGAATTATTGAGGATGGCCAGACCTACATAGAGGACATAGAGCTGCTGCAGGAGGTTGTGATGGACGAAGTATACGAAACCTTCATAATTTCCGGCGTTCTTTCCGGCTTATTCAATATCCCCGGATTTTGGGAGGATAAGCAGAAATATTTTAAGCACGAATGGGTGGCAGCACCGAAAAAGTGGATAGACCCAAGCAAAGAGGCCATGGCAACAAAAATCGCGTTGCAGACCGGCCAAAAGACATACCAGCAGATCGCGGCGGAGAACGGAAAAGACTGGAAAGAACAGATAGACGAAACCGTCGCCGTTTTGGAATACGCCAGGGAAAAAGGCTTAGAGATGGGAGGTGTTATATTTGACAGAACAGAAGCAGACCTTACCCCTGCAGACGAAAAAAACGAGCAGGACCCGGCAGCCGTACCAGCACCTGCAGACCAGGGCGGCGGAAACCAGCCCCCAGGGCAGCCGGCAGAACAGCAGCCAGGGAACCAGCCGGCAGCCGGCGACGGACAGCAGGAGGGAAAATCAAACAAGGGCGTTTAGTACGGCAACCATACGCGCCATGGAAGGCGAAGGGAATGAGCGGAAGTTCATTCTTTCTTTTTCTTCAGAAGAACCATACGAGCGTTACTGGGGGAAGGAGATTTTAGACCACAACCCGGCAGCCGTTGACCTTACCAGGCTTAACAGTATAGGCGTCCTTCTTTTCAACCATAACCGCGATAAAGTTATCGGCAGAATAAACCGCGCCTGGATTGAAAACCAGAGAGGCATGGCCGAGGTTGAGTTTGACGCAGACGAGAGCAGCGAGGTCATTTTTCAGAAGGTAAAAAGCGGGACACTTAAAGGCGTTTCCGTAGGATATAAGATCGGCGTTATTGAAGAAGTAATGGCGAATAAGATATCCACCGACGGACGCTTTAGCGGCCCTTGCGACGTCGCAAGGGAATGGATGCCCTACGAGATAAGCATAGTAAGCGTCCCGGCGGACGCTACCGTGGGAGTAGGGCGGGAGCTTAAGGGGAATCCCCAGGCTCCGGAAACTTTATCTTGTTTTGAGGCGCAGCTTCAAATAAATAAAAACAGAAAATAGGAGGTAAACCACATGACACCGAAACAGAGAAAAGAAGCCGCCATGCTTAAGCAGCAGGCCATTGTGAACGCCGCCAAGGCGGACGGGAACCGGGCGCTGACGGCGGAGGAGCAGGCACAGTTTAACGACCTGCAGCGCGAGATCGACGAAGCCCAGGCAGAGATCGACACCCAGGAGAGAGGGCTTGCAGGAGGCACAGGAGCGCCGTCAGCGCCCCCGGCGGCAATACCTCAGGGAAACCCCGCCCAGGCAGCTACAGCGGCAGCAGGAGCGCCCCAGGACGGCCAGAGAGCCGCAGCAGAAGCGGAGCGTACCCGCGCAGCGGAGATTATGGCGCTTTGCCGCGATTTTGATATTGACCCCACGGAATACGTCCGCAACGGTTCCAGCCTGGACCAGGTACGGAGCGCGATCCTTGACGGCATGAGGCAGACCGGAAGCCCGGTGGGCGTCCAGGTTACAAGGGACGAAGGGGACACGTTCAGAGAGAGGGCAACCGACGCCCTTATGATGCGGGCAGGCGTTACCGTTGAGAACCCGGCGGACGGAGCGCAGGAGCTTAGAGCCATGAGCCTGCGCGATTTGGGTATTGAGTGTTTAAGCAGGGACGGGCGCGACGTAAGAACCCTTTTACGGATGGACCCCGACGAGATGTACGGCGAGCTTTGCCGCCAGTTCTACAACCCTACGGCAGCCTTCCCGGCGATCCTTGACAATACGATCCGGAAAAGCATTGTGCAGCTTTACAACGCAGTACCTACGACCTTCCAGGCATGGACCACAAAGGGCAGCCTGAAAGACTTCAAGACCACGGCGGACCACGAATACGTGATTGGAGGCATGGGCGACTTTTTACTGGTTCCCGAAAACGGAGAGCTTAAGCCCATGATCCCGAAAACGGAGTTACTGCCGAACCGCAAGCTGGACACTTACGGGCGTACATTCAGCATGACCCGCCAGGCGTTCATTAACGACGATATCGGCTTTTTAACAGAGGTTCCCGGACTTTACGCCCAGGCCGCGAAGAAAACCATTGATAAGCAGGTGTACGGCTTGCTTTACAATAACGGGAAGATTTTCGACGGCGTAAACCTTTTCGACGCGAAGCACAACAATCTGATCAAGACCGGCTGCAAGCCTTCCCAGGCTTCGATCCAGAGCATTATTTTACAGATGCAGCGGCAGAAAGACCAGTTCGGAGAGGCGATTTATATTACGCCGCAGCACATTATTGTGCCGGTTGGCTACGAGTTTGAGCTTGCAGTTATTCTGCACAGCGCCCAGGTCGTAGGCAGCAATAACAACGATATTAACCCGCTGTACAACTACCCGATCAATATTATTCAGACGCCGGTCCTTAACGCCCTTGCAGGGGAAAACGCCGTGCCGTGGTTCATGGTTGCGAATACCGCCAGCGCGAAGCACATCCAGGTGGATTATTTGAACGGGCAGGAAACCCCGACCGTAAGACGCATGGAAACGCCCGGCGTTTTGGGCTTCCAGTGGGACATTTATCTTGACTGGGGGATCGCCGTAAGGGACTTCCGCGGAATTGCAAAGAACCCCGGAGAAAAGATCGTAGCAGCATAAAAGAGAAAAGGAGGACAAGACCATGAGTAAGGCCGCATTTTGGCAGAGAGGGGAGGCCCTCGACTATACGAACACCGGGACAAAGACCATTGAGGCGAACACAATTATTTCTTTCGGCGGCCATATTGGCGTAGCCGGAACAGACATCCTCCCTGGCGAGTTAGGATCGCTTCACGTTGCGGGTGTCTTTGAGATACCCAAGACGGCAACTACAGCCATTGAGATGGGCGCAACCGTATATTTTGACGGCACAGGCATCACGACCGCAGCCAACGACGGGGCGACGACAAACCCGACAGCATACCCCCTGGCTGGTTACGCGGCGCAGGCAGCAGCCGCAGCCGATACCGTAATTTTGGTGAAGCTGGCGGGCTGATGAAGCAGCTTATAGCCGTTTCCCCGATCCTTTTTGAAAGCGTAAACTATGAGCCGGGCGACGAGCTGCCGACACATAACGCCGGGCTTGTGGATATTTGGACGGGGAACGGGGCGGCTATTTGGCGGGACGATGCGGAACCAGGGAAAAAGCCGGTAAAAGGGAAGGCGCAGACGGCGCCTGCAGGGCTTCCCGGCGACGCTTATCCTTCCGCCGGGCCGGAGCAGGATTTAGCAGGGAAGCCGCCGTCCAGGAGCGCAAGAGGCGCACCGCCGGAGCCGACGAAGGGAAGGAGGAAATCCCGTGCTTAAAAAGATGAGCTTTAAGGAACTTTTGCGCCAGGACGTAAAAACGGTTTTCCTTAACCCGGCGGAATTTGGAGAGGAACACACCGTAAACGGAAAGCGGATGCAGATTATTATTGACGATAACGAGCTGACGGAGCGCGAGAAGCGGATGAAAAGCAATATGGACGGGATATACAAAAAGCAAACGCTTATATACGTTTCCGCTTTGGACTACGGCCCACTTCCGGGAATTGGAAAGCCGGTCAAAATTGACGGCGTTACCTTTACTGTAACCGACAGCATAAACGAAGGCGGGGTATATTCCTTACATTTGGAGGTGAATAAGAGCTGATGGGAGGTGGAAAGAAATGCCGTCTGTACAGATAGAAGTAATGAGCATAGAGCAGGTGGAGCGAAAGCTCGGGGCATTTAAGCAGAAAGCCCCAAAGGTCTTAAAACTTGCTGTAAACGACACGGCAAGGAAAGCAAGATCCAGGCTGGCAAAGGAAGCCCAGAAAAAATATGCTATAAAGGGAGTAGCCCTTAATAAATATATGCATATAAAATTTGGGAGTAATAGCAACCCGGCGGCCACGGTTTATGTAAAAAGCAAAACAATCCCGCTTTATAAATTCAAGCGTCGCTCTGGAACATTGGGAAACGGGCATTATTTCAATCCCACATTGAAACGTTACCAGGCAGGGAAAGGAGGACGTGGAGCGCAGGGGCAGCAACTAAAGGATTCTTCTCTCAAGGCGTTTGAACTTGACGACGGCGGAGGAACAAGGAAAGCCTTTATTGCTTCCATGCCGAAAAGCGGGCATACAGGAATCTTTCAGCGCCGGGCAGGAAAAAAACGCGGCGACAAAAAGGAAATCCGTGAGCTTATGGGTTCTTCTATCCCCGTAATGATTGGAAGCGAAAAGCGCGTATACGGAGTAGTGGAGCCACACATAAAAAGTGACTTAAAAGAGGCAGTAAGCAGGCACGTTTCACGCGCCATAAGAGGCGAAATATAAGGAGGCATATATGTATGGTTGCAACATTTTTACAGAGCGAGCTGGCCGACGAGCTTAAGAAGATTTTTAAGGGCTTCCGGCTTAAGAATCCGCAAGGGGAGGAAAGTGAGCTTAATATATTTGAGCAGCTTTTACCCATGCCGGAACCGGCGGAGCAGGAGGAAATCCCACCGGAGCTTTTAGAAAACGGCCTGGCCGAAGAACAAACAGCGCTGGACCCGTACCCGTATATAGTTGTCCGGATTGCCGACGGGGAAATAAAAGACGAAAACAGCGCCCAGGAAGCCAACATAACCCTGCTTTTTGGTACATACGAACCAGACTACGACAAGCAGGGACACAAAGACATTTTAAACATGATAGCCAAAATTTATGAGAGGTTCGCAAAGTTCCCGGTGCTTAACGGAAGGTATACGATACAGTACCCCATATTATGGACTTTGCAGGACGAAGAATCCTACCCCTTTTATTTTGGGGGCATGAATTTAACTTTTGAGATTGCGGCAGTAAGAAGGGAGGACCCATACGCATGAGCGAAGCAGCAGAGAAAAAGCAGACGCCCAGGAAGGCGGCGGAAAAAGCGCCGGAGAAGCAGCCGGGGATCGTGGTCTATATTGGCCCGGATATTCCCGGAGCGAAGCAGTATACGACGTACAACAACGGCCTGTCGGATGCATTGAAGGACCGCGCAAAAGCGCAGCCCTTTTTTAATTCACTTATTGTGCCGGTTGAGAGATTGGCGCAGGCCAGCGCGGAGCTGGCAAAGGAGGGAAGCGCCTTAAGCGTTTTCTTCAAAAGAGCAGCAGAAAGCAAAGAATAACGGAAGGAGAGAAAAGAGATGGCTTACAACCATGGTGTAAGAATTTTAGAAAACCCCACCAGCCTCACGGCGCCGATCCTCGGTACAGCGGCTTTCCAGGTAGTAGTAGGCGTTTCCCCGGTAAATTTGGCTGAGGACCCCTATAACGCTACCAACGTAGTGAAGCTGGCTTACAGCTTCGCGGAAGCCAGCGCGGCAGTCGGGTATTCTAACAACTTAAAAGATTATACGTTAAATCAGAGCATAAGCGCGACTTTTAAAAAGTTTGCAGTTGCGCCGATTGCACTTATTAACGTCCTTGACCCGAAGAAACATAAGGACGCGATCCCCAAAAAAAGCTACCAGGTAGACGCCCTGCAGGCGACCGTAAACATTGAGGGAGTCCTGCTTGATACTTTAGTTGTTGAGAGCGGGGAAACCACGCTGCAGGCGGACGTAGATTACGTTACCGGCTTTGACAACGACGGTTATGCGGTTATTACACTTTTGGAGGAAGGGGCAGGGAAAGACGCGACAGCCTTAAGCGTTTCGGGCGAGAAAATCGACCCGTCCAAGGTAACGCGGGACGACATTGTGGGAGGCTACAACGTAAGCACCGGCAAGGAAAGCGGCCTGGAGCTTGTACGGCAGGTCTACCCGCTTTTTGGCATGACGCCCGGACTTATTACCGCGCCCGGATATTCAAAAGATCCCGTTGTTGCTTCGGTTATGGCGGCGAAATGCCTTAAAATTAACGGGCTTTTCACTTGCGAATGTATTGCAGACCTTGACAGCACGGAGGACGGAGCGAAAAGGTATACAGACGTAAAAACCGTAAAGGAGAAATCCGGCTTTATAAGCGAGCATATGTCGGTGGTATGGCCGAAGGTAAGGATCGGGGACGAGGTTTATTATTTCAGCGCCATTTATTCAGCGCTGATCGCTTACGTTGACGCCAGCAACGACGACGTGCCGAACCTTTCAGCCAGCAATAAGGCAATTCCCATTACCGGTCTTTGTTTGGACGACGACGAGGACAGCGAGATCGTAGTAGACCAGGAGCAGGCGAACCTGGTAAACAGCTTCGGAGTTTCCACGGCGATCAATTTTAACGGCTTCCGTTCCTGGGGAAACAATAGCGCAGCTTACCCCGGAACCACCGACCCGAAAGATCGCTGGTTTTGTTGCAGGCGCTTCTTTTCCTGGTGGGGAAACAGCTTTATTTTAAGCTATTTCCAGAAGGTAGACGATCCCGCAAATACGCGGCTTATTGAGGCGATTTGTGACGCAGAGAACATCCGGGGCAATTCTTACGCAGCCCAGGGGAAGTGCGCGGGCGCAAGAATTACTTTCAGCGAGGACGAGAATCCGATCACGGACATTTTAAACGGGAAAATCCAGTTTCACCAGTACCTGGCGCCGTACACACCGGCGGAGGATATTCTGAACGTATTGGAGTTTGACCCGACCATGTTAGAGGCAGCGTTAGGAGGTGGCGAGTAATATGGCTTACAATATTCCTTCAAAAATAAATTCATTCAACGTATACAAAGACGGGACGAAGCTGGTCGGCATTTCCGACGAGGTAACGCTGCCGGACTTCGAGAGCTTAACGGAAACCTTAAGCGGCCCCGGTATTTTGGGCGAGGTTGACGACCCCACCCTGGGACACTTCCAGAGTATGGAGATGGAGATCCCCTTTAGAACCATGGATAAAGATTTATTCATTCTTTCCGACGACATTTCAAGCGTTACGGTTACTTTGAGAGGCTCGATCCAGTATACCGTAAACGACACCGGAGCAACGGCCTTTAAGCCTATGCGCGTAGTGGTTCGCGGAAAGAATAAGGGAATCACCGGCGGCAAGGCGAAGCAGGGAACCGGAACGGGAAGCAGCATAAAGCTGGAGCTGCTTTATATTTTGATTGAGATCGACAACATAACGGAGATTGAGCTTGACAAGCTCAATTTTGTTTACAAGGTACACGGAAAAGACTTATTAGAGAAAGTGAGGAAAATGTGTTGATGGAAAAAGAGAAGAATTTAACCCAGGCGGCAGAGGCAGAGGCGGCAGCAGTTGAGGCAAGGAAAAAGCAGGAGATGGAGGACAACCCTTTCCTGGTATTCTTTAAAAAGCCCTTTACCTTTGAGGGCGTAGACTACGAGAGCGTGGACTTAAGCGGTTTAGAGAGCTTAAGCGCGGCAGACATGATCGCAGTAAACAAGACCATTGAACGCGGCGGAACGGTAAACGTATTACCGGAGATGTCCCTGGAATACGCCTGCCTTATTTCCGCCAGGGCGAGCGGGAAGCCCGTAGAATTTTTTAAGGCATTACCTCCGAAGGAGGCGCTCAAGATTAAAAACCGCGTAACAAATTTTTTGTACGGCGAGGACTAAAACCCACCGACGGCTCCAGCCTTCGGAAACTTACAATACATCTTTCAATTATTTTGCGGACAGGCTTAGACGCATTAGAGAGCCTGTCCGTTTTTGAATTATTGGAGATAGCGAAGGAGGTGACGGAGATTTATGGCAGCGAGCGGCGGCAAGGAAATGGAAATCGCTATTAAAATAGCGGGCAAGGTTGAAAGTTCTTTTAAGAGCGCCATCGGAGCAGCTACAAAGGGCCTGGGCAGCATTACGAAAGCGGTCAGCGCGGCGACAGCAGCAGCGGCGGCAGCCGTAGGAGCCATAGGCATGGCTGCCATAAATACCGGTCGGGAGTTTGAAGGAGCCATGAGCCAGGTCGCCGCCACCATGCTGATCGACAAGACCACGGCGGAGGGGCAAAAGGCTTTTGAAACATTGGAGAACGCCGCCAGGGAGTGCGGGGCAAGTACAGCCTTCTCAGCGACGGAGGCGGCGGAAGCCTTGAACTATTTAGCCCTTGCAGGTTACGACGCGGACAAGGCAGCGACAGCGCTGCCGACCGTTTTAAAACTTGCAGGGGCGGGAGTCATGGACCTGGCAGCCGCCAGCGATATGGTAACGGACAGCATGAGCGCCCTGGGCATTGAAGCGACCGAAGCGAACCTTACGCAGTTTTCCGATCAGTTGGCGCAGACGGCCAGCAAGGCGAACACCAGCGTCGCGCAGTTGGGCGAAGCCATTTTAACAGTAGGCGGAACGGCAAAGGGACTCGCCGGAGGGACTACGGAACTTAACACAGCGCTCGGCATTTTGGCCGATAACGGACTAAAAGGCGCGGAAGGAGGTACACACCTTAGAAATATTATTCTTTCCTTGCAGAACCCGACGGACAAGGCGGCGGCTTCCCTTAAGAAGATGGGTATTGACGTATATGACGCCCAAGGGAATATGCGCGGCCTTAACGACGTATTTAAAGACTTGCAGGGAGCCATGGCCGGGATGGATAACGCCTCGAAAGATAGCATTTTATCGACGCTATTCAATAAAACCGACCTTACGGCAGCAAACGCCATGCTTTCAAATTGTACGGACCGCTTCGACGAATTAAGCGCAGCAGTGGAGAACAGCGCCGGAGCTTGCGAAAATATGTACGCTATTCAGCTTGACAACCTTAACGGAGATATTGACATTTTAAAATCCGGGCTTTCCGATTTGGGAATCAGCATATACCAGGATCTTAACGGACCTTTAAGGGAAATGACCCAGTTAGCCACCAGCATGGTCGGGGAGCTTTCCGAGGCGTACAAGAGCGGCGGCATGGAGGGCATGGTCGGAGCAGTAGGCGGCTGCATGGCCGAGGTAGTAAACACGATAGCGGACTACGCCCCGCAGGTAGTAAGCATGGGCGTGGACCTTTTGGAGAATTTCATAAGCGGGATAACGGACAACTCCGGGACATTGGCAGCAGCAGCGGCAGACGTTGGGGCTGTTTTTATTAACGGCTTATTTTCGTTGGTTCCGCAGGTTATACTTGCAGGCATTGACATAATAGTCCAGCTTGCACAGAGCATCACCGCACAGCTTCCCCAGCTTATAAACAACGGAACGCAGGCAATCGTAAACTTTGTAAGCGGCATTATACAACGGCTGCCGGAAGTTATATCGACAGCCCTTACGCTGGTGCAGACCCTTGTAAACAGTATAGGGCAAAACGCCCCCATGCTTATAAACGCAGCTATTCAGCTTATAGGGAATTTAGTTTTAGGCATAGTTTCCATGCTTCCCCAGCTTATACAGATGGGAATCCAGCTTATTTTGAGTTTGGTGCAGGGGATAATTGCGAACCTTCCCCAGCTTTTGCAGATGGGCGTCCAGATTATTATAAGCCTTGTTTCCGGCATAACGCAGATGCTACCCATGCTTATCCAGGGCGGCATACAGCTAATAATTTCACTTATCCAGGGAATTATAGCGAATTTGGGGAACATTGTGCAGGCAGCCGTCCAGATTGTAATAACGCTGGCGGCAGGATTGATCCAGGCGATACCGCAGCTTATAGCGGCAATACCGCAGCTTGTCGGGGCGATTATTGATACGATTTTAAATACAAATTGGCTTGACGTTGGAATCCAGATTATAAAGGGATTGATTGACGGAATACTCAGCACGGGAAAGAGCTTGTGGAGCGCCATAAAAAGCCTATTCACGGGCGGAGAGGTTGACATCCCGGACACTTCCAACCAGAGCGCGGCAGTTGTAAACAGCTATGCATCCGGTATTAGCAGCAACGCCGGAACGGTAACAGCAGCGGCAAACAGCATGGCAACAAACGCTTTCAGCACCATGGACACCACGGGTGCGACAGCAGCCGGAACCCAGGCGGGGACAGCCTTCTCTACGGGCTTAACAGAGAGTATGGCGGCGGGCGGCCTTGATACGGCGGCTTTCAGCGCCAACATGACCAGTATGGGAACGGACGGAGCGGCAGCGCTAAACACCAGCCTCACCGCCGGGCTTGCTACCCCGATAGACACAAGCGGGCTTTTAGACGCGGGGGCAATCAATACAAGCATGACGGCAGCAGGAACGGACGGAGCTGCAGCTTTAACGCTCGGCCTTAATACGGGGCTTTCCGGGGCGGCAATAGACACCGGTGCGCTTGCGGTTGATACTTCCGGCCTTACCACTACCATGACGGCGGCAGGAACGGACGGAGCCGCAGCAATAGGAACCGGCATGACCGGAAACAGCCAGGCAGTAACCCAGGCAGCAACGACCCTGGGGACGGATATAAACACCGCTTTAGACAGCGGATGGCAAAAAGCCAACACAAACGCACAGACGGCAATGCAGCGCCTTGCAACGACCGTCACGGATGCGGCCCGCTCCGCAGCGAGCGCGGTAAAAGCAGCATTTGAAAATATGACCATAACGATCCCGAAGCCAAGAATACCGGTTATAAGCGTTTCAACGAACTCGGTATCCTACGGGGACGGCGGAAGCGTAAGCGTACCGCAGTTTTCCGTAAATTGGAACGCGCTGGGCGGCATTATAGACCAGCCGACAATATTTAACACGTCCGCAGGAATGCAGGGCGTAGGAGAGGCGGGACCGGAGGCAATTCTGCCACTTGATACATTATGGGCGAAGATGAAGGAAATCTTAAACGAGGCCATAGCGGCCAGCGGCGGAGCTTCCCTTATTGACGCTTTCATAGAAAAGCTGAAGGGCATAGGAACCGGAGGCGGCGGCCAGGGTACGCCGGAGCTTGCAGGAGCAGGCGGCCCGACAATTCAATACAGCCCGGTCTACAACCTTTACGGGAGCGCCGGGAAGGACGAGATCGCAGAGGCCGACAAGTTGAGCCAGGCAGAATTTAACAAGCTGATGAAGCAGTACGAGAGAGATCAGCAGAGGCGGAAATTATAGGAGGTGGCAAAGTTGGCAACAACATATACCACGATACAAGGGGAAACCTGGGACCAGATAGCATATAAGGTATACGGCGGCGAGGAATACGCCGCCTTCCTTATGGCTAACAACTACCCTTTTTTGGATATTCTTGTATTTTCAGCGGGAACCGTTCTTAATACTCCAGGCTTGCCGGAGGAAGAGGACGGAGAACTGCCACCGTGGAGGCTCGGAGCGGAGGACGACGAGGACGGGGACGAGCCGGACCCTTACGACGACTTTAACGACGAGGACGAAGCGGAGGACGACGAATGACAAAAGAAACACCCAGGCAGGCAAGCGTAAACGTAACATACCAAAAAAAAGTAAAATCCAAAAAGGCGGGCGGGGCAAAGAAACGCCCCGCTTCCGTCATGGCGGAGTATAACGAAGGCTTTTCTTATACTGACCCGGCATCCGGGGAAAGCGATACTATAAGCATAACCTTAACAAATATAGATTTACGCTGGGCAAATAAATGGATGCCCAAAAAGGGCGATAAGTTGACAGCTAAAATCATTGAAAAGAGCTGGGACAAGGCAGGGAAAAAGAAAACTTTCTATTGCGGGAAGTTCTGCCTTGACGATTTGAGCTACACCGGCCCGCAGCTTACCTGCACGATTGGCGGAGTATCCGTCCCGGAGGGTAACGCTTTCAGAAGTACCGGCAGGAGTAAGACCTGGAAGAAAGCAACGCTTAAGGAGGTAGGTGCAGAGATCGCTAAAAAGTACCACCTTAAGCTGCAGTACACTGGGGGAACCATAAAGCTGGGAACCATAGAACAGAGCAACGAACCCGACAGCAGCTTTTTAAAAAAGGTTTGCGAAGATTACGGGATGGCCATAAAAATCTATAGCGGGAAAATTGTAATTTACGATAAGGGCGCATTTGAGGCAAAGAAACCTGTTGCAACCTTAAAGCCAGTAGACTTGCAGGACTGGTCCTACAATACAACCCTTGTAGGCACTTACACCGGCGCCCGTATAAAGTACACTTCCGGCAAAGACGACAAGGAAATGAAATGCGTTGTCGGCGGCGGGAAGCGCATACTTAACATTAACGAGAAGGTCGAGAGCTTGCAGGAGGCGCAGCTTAAAGCCTGCGCTAAAGTAAACGCCGAAAACGAGAAGGTAGTAACGATGAGCGTTACTATTATGGCAAATAACCGGATCGCGGCAGGAAGCACGATAAGGATTAAAGGGCTTTACGAGCTTTCCGGGAAATACTTTGTTGATAAAGTAACGCACAACATAGGGCCGGAATCGGCCTACACCATGACCCTGGAATTACACCGCTGCCAAAAGCGCATAACGAAGGCAACGGTCATGAAGGAGTACCAGGGGCAGAAAAAAGCAGTTGCCACAAAGAAGGCAACCGCGCAGCCAGCAGCAACGGAAGCGCTCGCCGTAGGCGATAAAGTTATCGTAAACGGCCCGGCATATTGGGGCGGCAACGGCGGCAAGGCGAACCAGTGCAGCAACATGACGATGTACATTACGCAGATTTTAGGAGGCGGCTATAAGTACCAGTACGGCGTGGCCAAGCGTAAGGGCGGGACCCGGTACGGCTGGTGCGATAAAGGCAGCCTTAAGAAAGCATAAGGAGGCGGGAGGCATTGAGCGACGGAGGAAACAGAATCGGAACCGTAAGCAGCGTAGACGCAGAAACGGGAATGGTAAGCGTTGTCTTTGAGGACCGGGACGGCGAGGTCACGGAGCTATTACCATACGCCACCTTTAACGAAGAATATAAGCTGCCGCAGTTGGGGGCAAAGGTTGTTGTTATTCATTTAAGCAACGGCGGGGAGATGGGGATCATCTTAGGAACATATTGGAACGAATACAACGCAGCAGGGAATCCCGGAACCTTCCACAAGGACCTGGGCGGCGGAGCCTATATCAATTATAAAGACGGCGTTTTGACCCTGGCGGCGGAGCATACCGTCATAGCTTCTTTAGACGGCAGCGAAACCCACCAGGACGCGGAGGCGGAGAAACTTCTTTTAAAGCTCCACGACCACGAAAAAAGGATTGCAGCTTTAGAGAAGGCCGTAGGCGTAGGGAAGGGGGTAGTTGAATGGCCATAGGACACATCGGAAAAACGGTTGTATTTGAAACCAGCGACCGGAAGATCCTTAATTTTACGAAAATGCAGCGAACCGTAAAAGGGCGCTGGGCTTCCCATCCGCGCATAGGCAAAAAACCCAAAAAACAGTTTTTAGGGCCGGACGCCGATCAAGTAACTTTCAGCATAACATTAAACGCGGAACACGGAGTGCGGCCACGAAAGACCGTAGAGAACATAGAGAAGCTGATCCGGACGGGGAAGCCGCAGACCGTAGTTATTGGCAGTAAAAAGGTCGGTTCCAACAAATACGCCATAACGGAGATCAGCGAAAACTGGGAAACCATTCTAAACAAGGGCGAGGTCGTAAAAATTACTTGCGACATTACCCTGGAGGAATACTTATAAGGGGAAGGAGGCGGCCAGATGTTCAACACGCCGGAGGTGGTTATAATTGGCTTCGATTACCTTAATGCGACGGAGCTTGAAGAAATGAAAAGAAACCTTGACTTGCTTTACAGCACAGCAGAAGGAACCTGCCCAGGGGATCGTAAATTTGGTTTAGATCAAACTTTTGAAAGCTACCCTACCAACGTAGCGCAAAATCTTTTTGCATTGGAAGTTATAGAGAAAACGGAGATATACGAGGATAAGGCGGAAGTATTAAGCATTGAGTACACGCAGGCGGAGGACGGAAACCTGACCCCTAAAATAGTTATCGGCCAGAAGGAGCCGGACGACACCGGCGAGGACGCCGACACGGAAAGCCAGGAATAAGGGAGGTGGTAGACATTGTCGGACATTCTTAACACAATAGATAATTTACCGGATATCAGCTTTATAGACGGGCTTACATTGGAGGACTTGCAAAGTAAGATATTAACCGACTTCGTGGCGAAGTACCAGGAGGTCACGGGAAAGAAGATACAGCTTTCAAAATCTGACCCGAACCGCATTATTATGCTTTCTTGCGCTCAGATAATTTACCAGGGCTTGCAGAACATAGACAAGGCAGGCAAGATGAATTTTCTTAAATACGCCTACGACGATTACCTGGAGAATATGGGGGCGCTTAAGAAGGTTACAAGGAATCCGGCCAAGTTCGCGCAGGTTCCGGTCAAGTTCACGCTTTCCGGGAAAAGGGAGGCAGCCACCAGCATCCCCCAGGGGACCAGGGTAACGGCGGCTTACGAGGTTTACTTTGCTACGATTGAGTATGCAGAAATACCGGCAGGGGAAACGGAAATAACAGTTATGACGGAATGCACCGAGGCCGGGACGATTGGAAACGACTTTGCAGCCGGGGAGCTTACGACGCTGGTGGACCCTATAGGCTTCGTTTCCAAAGTTTCAAACACGGAGAAAAGCACCGGCGGGACAGAGGTGGAATCCGATCAGAACATGGCCGAAAGAATTTACCTTGCACCTTCCAGCTTTTCAACCGCAGGACCGGACGACGCCTACGAATACTGGGTAAAGGACAGCAACCCGAACATAGGGGATGTTAAAATAACCAGCCCGGTCCCCGGCGTTGTAGATATACGCTTTGTTATGACGGACGGGACGGTCCCGGACGATACCACAATAGCAGCGGTTACGGCGGCAGTAAACCAGCGGGGAAAGCGCCCGCTTACGGACCAGGTACAAGTAAAGAAGCCGGAAATTGAGGAATACAGCATAGACGTGACTTATTACATTAACACCAGCGACAGCAACGCGGCCACGGCCATCCAGGCGCAGGTGGAAAGCGCCGTAGAAAAGTATAAGCTATGGCAGGCTTCCAAAGTTGGCCGGGACATTAACCCGGACGAGCTGATCGCCAACATAAACGACGCAGGAGCCAAAAGGGCGGTCGTAAGGGCGCCGGTTTTCCGCGTTATAGGCGAAACAGCAAAAGCCCAGTGTACCGGCGTAAACGTAATTTACGGAGGGCTTGAAGATGATTAGTTACTACGACGGGCAAATAACAGACATTCTGCCCGGAAACATAACCAAAAAGCCGGAAGTAAAGGCGTTGAGCTACGCGCTGCAGCAAGCCTGCCGCCTTCTTTACCGATACAGCAGGCGCTTATATATTTATACAAATTTGGACGAGCAGCCGGAGGAAGTTATAGACCTTTTAGCTTCGGAACTTCGTACCCAGTATTACCGGAGTACCCTGGACCTTGACACAAAACGGCGGCTTGTAAAAAATACGCTTATTTGGTATATGAGCGCAGGAACCCCGGAGGCCGTAGAGGAACTTGTAGCGGTTGCTTTCGGGGAAGGCGAAGTGAAAGAGTGGTACGAGTACGCCGACAAGCCTTATTATTTCAAAATTGCCACCAACGCCATATTAACGCCGGAGATGAACGACTTTTTTTCAATCATGATCCGGCGGGTAAAGAATACCCGGTCACACCTTCGGGCGATTGATATCCACCGGACCATAGAGCAAGAGCTTTTCGCAGGCGTAGGACAATTCCCAAACTACCGGCCCCCTGCAGTTATTGACGGCTACAGCGTAGACCGGAGGACGGAGCAGACCATACACGCCGGAGCAGCTACGCGCCAGGAGAACCACCCTGCGGCCATTGTAGACGGTTTTAAGGTTGAGGGCAAGGAAATCACCGGCGAAGTATTCACGGGCGCAGCAGGAGCCACCAGGACGCGCCAGGCGGCCATTGTGGACGGTTTTAGCTTCGAGGGTAAGCAAGTCATAGGGGAGGCATATATAGGCGGCGCTGTGACGGCCACAGAGCGCCAGGCGGCCATTATAGAAGGTTTGGAGGAACACGCGGAACCGATAGAGGCCCAGGCATACGCGGGAGCTGCAGCAGGCCCAGGAGCGCCACAGAAACCGGCAGCAGTACGGGAAGGCTTAAGCACCCAGGGGCAGACCGTAAGAGGGACTATTTCAGCCGGAGCGGCGGCTGGTAGTAAATATAAAAACATAGTAAGAGAATAGGAGGAAACAAGATGCCACAGCCATTTAACAACGCAGTAATGACCAACGCGGGGGCGCGGCTTCTTACCAGGGCGCAGGCCGGGGAAATAAAGATAGAATTTACCCGGATCGCCACCGGAAACGGAAGCTACACCGCAGCGGAAAAGACGCTGGATGCCTTGCAGAAGCGCACGGCCTTAAAATCGCTTAAGAATAGCTATCCCCTTTCGGATATTGACATATTCAGCGATTACAGCGTGAAGGTAACGGCGCTCCTTACGAACCAGGACCCCGTAACGGGGCAGACGCTCGTAAACGCCGGGTATTACATTAACGAGATGGGCTTATACGCCAAAGTAAAGGACGGGGCAAGCAGTACCGAAGTGCTTTACAGCATCACCACGACCGCCGGGGACAACGGCGACTTTATGCCGCCCTACAACGGATATAATCCGGCGCAGATTACGCAGGATTATTTTGCAACCGTAAACAACAGCGCAGAGGTTACAATCGTCAGCACCGGAGCCGCCCTGCTTGCGGAGGACGCGAACAAAATAAGGGACGACGCCACGCACCAGAAATATAAGCTGGGGATTGATAACGGATTGATCTATATACAGGAGGTAGACGAGTAATGGCAGGAGAAAAGATTTATATCGCAGACAAGGAAACCCTGGACAAGGTTTACAATATCCTTGCTTCCGACCCGGTATACGGCTTCATTGAGCATAACGACATTTTAAGCCCCGGAAGCCGGATCGAGTACATCGGGCTTAACAAGAATTTTACGCCCCTGGCAAGGAATAAGCAGAGCGGCGGCATGGCCTTGAACAGTTGGGCGGACTTCCCGGTGATTAAGGCGAATAAGCCTTACATGGTTCGGGCAGACGGCACACCGGATTACAGGCTGAAGGAAACGGACTACACCCAGAGGGAGGACGGCGGCTCTTCCGACGTTGCGAACAGCAGCTACAACGGCGGCGCCTTTTCCTGGCTTATGAAGGTTTATAAGAACGAGGAAATGGTCGGCAACGACAGGATCGTGCGCTTTTCGCTTACCGCCCGCGACGGTTACGAGCCGGTGGGCTTCATTGACCCCAGCAATAACGAGCTGGAGGGCGTATGGCTGCCCATGTTCTACGGTTCCATTTTGGGGGCGGACGGAGCCACTCCGAAGATGGTAAGCCTTGCGAACTTACAGCCGACCCATAGCAATACCACAGATAAGGAAAAGGCGGCTATCACCAATTTCAGCAACCGGGCAGTGTTCCTGGGCGGACCGATTGTGGAAACCATTACCGACCTTCTTATTATGTTCGCAAAGACCACGAACCTGCAGGAAGCCTATGGGTACGGAAATTGCAGCGGCTACGACACCAGCCAGTCCCCGACCTACGGAGTGAAGCGGAACGCCGTAGTGGGCGGCGGGCAGTTCTACGGAACCGACGATAAGCTGAGCCTTAACAAGATTTTCCACAGCATTGTGATCGGCAGCTACCAGCAGTGGATGCGCGACCCTTACGAGGTAGTTGTAAACGGGCGGGTGAAGGTAAGCAAAAACTACACCTACGACCCGACCGGGGCGAAGTATACGGACAGCGGGATCGCCGTACCGGATAACAAGACCTGGGACACGAACCACAACGCTCTGGATTACCCGGCCCATTTCAGAACCGTGCCGGGGTACGGCAGTATCCCGGCTTTAGGAATGGACGGAGGGAGCAGCGCGACCGGAGGCTGCGACGGCTTATGGAGAAAAGACCCGAAGCAGACGCACACGGGCGTCTGCCTACGGTTCGGGTGTTGCAACGATGGCCTCTACTGCGGCGTGCGGGCGCGGATTTGGTACCACACAGCCGGGAATGCGTACTGGAACTTCGGCGCCGCCGATCTTCTTTTACCACCTGTCGGCGTAGCCGTATAGGGGGGTCTGGGGGCGCGAAGCACTCCCCCAGGAGATACCGGAGCTTTGAAGCAGCGTAAATTATAAAACAAAATATAAGGGGATAGGGACGGCGTCACCTGGGGGCGTCTGCCTACGGTTCGGGAATTGCAACAATGGCCTCAACTGCGGCTTGCGGGCGCGGAATTGGAACAACACAGCCGGGAATGCGAACTGGAACATCGGCGCCGCCTTTATTCTATTCATACGGAGCATTAACTTAAAGCCGTCCCCATTCCTACACCCCTGGGCGTTGAAATACGTCTTAACCGCCATTATTGGAAGGGTAAGTGGTAAATTAACTTGATACAGGGCGCACGGTAAAGCGGTCGCACCTGCCGTGCGTAGAGGATAGAAGAAAAAATATTCTTATAGGAGTATTGCTTATGCGGAGGAAAGAGCTGTGGCGGAAAGCAACGGAAGCCACGGAGAAAAGAGGCGTAAAACAATACAAATATTTGTATCGTAAAATGCTTGACGAGAACATCATACGGAAAGCATACAAAAAGCTGCGGAAGGGCAAAACGAAGCGGAAAGAGATACAACAGATTGACGCCGATCTTGATAACGAAGTCGCCGCCATGCGGCGCATGATAGAGAATACGAAGCCGCCAGACGTTCCGGTGGAACACCCGGAGCGGGCATATAAGCCGAGAAAGCGCACGCCGAAAACCATAAGGGAAAAAGGCAAGACCCGGAAAATATTCATGCCGGAGATACACGAGCAATGGCTCCACCATATAATCGTCCTTATTTTGGAGCCGATTATAACAGCCACAGCTTACCCATATTCCTGCGGGAGCTTCCCGAAACGGGGCGCACACTACGGCAAGAAACGGCTTTTAAAAATTATCCGTGGCGGAAAGAATATACGGAACTTTGCGAAGGTAGACATCCGCCATTTTTACGACAGCATACGGCTGGACATCCTTATGCGGGAGCTTCGCATAAGGATAAAGGACGAGCTTTTTCTTTACATAGTTGAGATTTGCTTACAAGGCTTTAAGAAGGGAATACCCCTGGGCTTTTATATTTCACAATGGCTGGCTAATTATTTGTTGGAGCCTTTAGACCGTTTCATAACGGAAAAATTAGGAATTAAAAACCTTATACGCTACATGGACGACATAGTCATGGGCGACGACAACAAGAAGAAATTGCACAAGGCCATAGCTGAGATAAGGCAGTTTATAGGGCGCCGGTTCCGCTTGAAGTTAAAGAAAAATTACCAGGTTTTCAAGTTCAACTTTCAGAAAAAGAACGGGAAGGTCATAGGGCGCGTAATTGACTTCATGGGCTTTCTTTTCTTCCGCAACCGGACGACCATGCGGAAGGCTATTATGCTTTCAGCTACCAGGCTGGCAAAGAAGCTGGCCAGGGCGAAGGAGGCCGGGAGGGGATATTTTAAGAAGCACTTAGAGGCAATGTTAAGCTATATAGGGTGGTTCAGTTGTACGGACACATACGACGCATACCAGGACTATATTAAGCCGCATATAAACGCAAGACGGCTTAAGAAAATTATTTCAAAATTGACAAGGAGGGCAAACAAAAATGAAGCAGTGGACAAAGGAGCGAAGCGCCAGCAGACCGGCAGAGTTGCAGCTTGTGGCGCCTGACACTTACATCCAGCGCCGGAACATTCAGCAGGAGGAACACGCAGCGACAGAGGAAGCAGCAGCTTACACCGATTACGTCTGCGAGAGCCGGGAGATCCCCGTAAGCGAGTACGAGATGCTTAAAAGCATTGAGGAAATCCGGACGGAGGAAGCAGTAACGGCAGCTATTGACGAGTACACCATGCAGCTCATGGAAGGAGGGCTTTTATAATGGCTAACATTTTAGTAGGCAGCCTTAAGCGGCTTTACGCAGCAGGCAGAGTGACGAAGGAGCAGATCGCGGAGAGGGCGGAGAAGGGAACCATCACCGAAGCCGACTACCAGGAGATCACGGGGGAGGAATATGGAGAGTAGGAGCAGCGGCCCGCTGGAGATAGTAGAGCAGCAGAACGCCATTATAAGAATCCAGAGCGGCGTTATTGACGAGCTTTTCTTACTTCTTATGCAGCACATAAGCGCAGAGGAAGCGGACGGCCTTCCGTGTATTGCCAGGATAAACCAGGCGGCGGAAATCCGGGCGGGAATCGGCTTAGACTAATATTTCTACACTAAAAGGCAAAAGGCCCAGGAAACGGCGCAGGACGCGCCGTGGAAGGGGCTTATTTTATTGCAGGAAGGGAGGGAAGGACGTATGGACACACCCATCACCAGGGCGGAGCATCAGGAGTTTGCAAAACGGCAGGACGAGGAAAACAAGCGGCAGAATAAGCGGATCGACGAGCTGGAGGAAACCGTGCGGCAGATCGGGACGCTTACCGCTTCCGTTGAAAAGTTGGCCGTAAGCATTGAGAGCATGGCCAGGGAGCAGGAGCAGCAGGGAAAGCAGCTTCGGGACCTTGAAGCCAAAGACGGAGAAATGTGGCGGAAAGTTGTAGGCTACATAGCGACCGCCATTATTGGCATTGTTATCGGTTTTGTTTTCAAGCAGATCGGGATGTAACAGAGCAGCCGCGCCGGATTGCGGAGCAGCACCGGCGCAAAAAAAATAAACCTTAAAGGAGGACAACACAATGAAGAAAATTAACTGGGTAAGAAAACTTACGAGCCGGAAACTTTGGACGGCGGTCGCTTCCTTCGTTTCCATGATGATCGTAGCCACCGGCGGAACCGAGAACCACGCGACGCAGGTAACGGCGCTTATTATGGCCGGGGCTTCCGTGATTGCCTACATTATCGGGGAAGGATTGACGGACGCGGCCAACATTGAGGCTGAGGACCCGGAGCAGGACCAGGCCGGAGAGTAGGAGGCGGATCATGGGTATTGTTTGGGGAGGCGTAGAGCGCGAGCTTTACGCCTTTTTTAAAAGCAGGGAATTTTGTAACAATGGCATTTTCGGGCTTTTCGGGAACATTTACGCGGAGAGCGGAATGAACCCGAAGAACCTGCAAAACAGCTTTGAGAAAAAGCTCGGCTTCACGGACGAGAGCTACACGGCAGCAGTAGACTCCGGGAGTTACAAAAACTTCGTACACGACGGCGCAGGCTACGGCCTTCATCAATGCACCTTTTGGAGCCGGAAGGAGGCTATGCTTGCTTTCCACCAGGCGAAGGGCGCATCTATTGGCGACGCATTGACGCAGGCGGAATTTATTTACAAGGAGCTTTCCGAGAGCTTCCCGGCAGTTCTTAAAGTTCTTAAGACAGCCACCAGCATCCGGGAGGCTTCCGACGCCGTTCTGCTACAGTTTGAAAAACCGAAGGACCAGAGCGAAGCCGTCCGAAAGAAACGGGCAAGCTACGGCCAGCAATACGCGGAGCTTTACGAGGAAAGCAAGGAAGGAGGAAGCGGCATGACGGAAACGCAGGCAAGGCAGAAAGTAGTAGGCATTATGCAGGGCTGGGTGGGGCTTAAGCGTTCCGACCGGAGCCACGCCCCGATCATTGACACATACAACGGACGCACACCGCGCCCCAGGGGGTACAAGGTATCCTACACGGACGCATACTGCGCCACCACGACCAGCGCGGCGGCGATTAAGGCAGGCTTCACGGATATTATACCGGTTGAGTGTTCCTGCTATTATTTGATTGAGCAGGCCAAGGCCATGGGAATCTGGCAGGAGAACGACGCCCACGTCCCGAAGCCGGGTGACGAAGTTCTTTACGATTGGGACGACGGCCCGAACTACGCGACCACAGACAACCAGGGAGCGCCGGAACACGTCGGAATGGTTGAGGCGATAAGCGGCAGCACGATCCGAGTTATTGAGGGCAATATGAGCGGCGGCGTTGTTGGCCGGAGGAACCTGCAGATCAACGGCAGATATATCCGGGGCTTTATTTGTCCGGACTACGCCAGCAAGGCAACGGAGCAGGAGCCGGATGCGCCGCAGCCTGGCAGCACGGCAACCGGCGGCGGATTGAGCCGGGACGCGAAGTGGAAGGGGAAAACCACGACCGCGCTGAAGGTAAGGAAGTGGGCCGGAACCGAAAACGGCGAGTGCAGCTTTAGCCCGCTTAAGGACGGGGAAGAAATAAGCGTATGCGACGAGATCCAGGCGGCGGACGGTTCCCGCTGGTATTACATTAAAAACAAGGCCGGTAAGTACGGCTTCGCTTCCGCGAAGTACATTACCGCTGCAGGAGCAGGAGCCAGCGCGGCGCCCGTTTCATTTAAGGCAGGGGACAAAGTAAAAGTTACCGGGACTTTCTACGGCAACGGCAACGGAACCGGCGGAGCCATTAAGAAAACCGGCGCGACGATGTACGTTACGGAGCTGGTAGACAAGGCAAAGTATAAATATTATATTGGCCTTGCAGCTAAAAAGGGAGGCGTCCGGCAGGGCTGGGCGGAGCCTTCCATCCTTAAAAAAATTTAAGGTTGACTGATTTTAAAACTTGTAGTATGATGTGCGGCGGAGGGGGTCTTAGGGGGTAAAACCCAGGCCCCAGGACGCAGGAAAAGCCCCGCTGCCGGTTGGCAGTTGGGGCTTAATTTTTCGGTTTAGAAATGATAATTTTGTCGCCATCGAAAGAGGCTACGACCGTTCTATTATTCAGATCCACACCCAGGGCAGCCGCCCAGGGCTTCGGTATTGAGAGCTTGAAACCAACGGAGCCAGAGCCGCCCTTATTGGCGATCAGATTAAGCTCCCGCGTTTCTTTTCCTTCGTTTATTTTCTTCATTTCTTGCACTTCCTTTTTGCGACGTCGCAACGATTTTTATATATAAAAGGCTTCCCGGCCGCCCTTCGGTATAGCCCGACGGGTAGAGCTTGCATAGCTCGGCTTCACATCACCTATTAACCTTTCTTCCACGCGCCAGGCGCGGAGCCTACGAGGTTTACGAGTTGCACCGTTTCCCCGAAAAACGGTTTTAAGATTTTCACATTAAAAATCAGTAAAACTTGTTGAACAGCACGCAGGCCGGGAAGCCTTATTTTATATACAGCACCCATCACCGCAGGCCGGGGAGCCTGCCTTACTTCTTCCCCCTGGACTTTGGACCAGGCGTCGGCGGTTTAGTGCCGGGGCAGCAGCTACGCCGCCGCCCGTTCAATTTTGAATAACCAGTTTTCCTCATCCGCAGTTACAAGCCCGAAGTAAGAGTCCGTCCGGGTAAAATTGTATTCGATACCGAAGAACTGCAGGAGAACCATTTTATATACTTCCCATTGAGCCTGGCAGCACCGGCAGGTGTTATCCCAGTACGAAAAGCCCAGGCCAGCATCCGGATCGCCCCAGCCCGGCGTTACCTTCCGCCGTTCTTCGATAGCGTTGTCCCATACCTTTATACAATTTTCAAGTTCCGCGCCTACTTCCGTTTTCAAAAACTTTTCTTTATTCAGCTTCATAATTTACCCCTTTCTTTGGGCGGCAGCAACGCCGCCCGGTTGTTTTGTTTAGTTGTATTCTTCACGAATGGCTGCGGCCTTTTTCAGCATTTCCCGCGCCCTTTCTTCCAGGTTGTCCGCTTCCAGCTTCTTACTATATTTCAAAATTACGGAGAAAGTAGTTGTTTCAACTTCCGGGAACATTTCAAACAGCAGGCTCGCCTGGGCTTTTTCAAACGCCTGGCATTGTTCGATACCGAAGTGACACTTATCCAGGATATAATGCTCGGCGCCGCCCATAGAGCAGGCTTCAACAGTTACAACCCATTTAAAATTTACAGCTACCAAGAACCGTTGTTTTTCTTCCGGTATATTATTCATAATTAAGCCCCCTTACCATTCATTAAGCGTTACTTGCTTCGTTTCGTGATTTATTTCCACCTTATAACCGTTTCCATTTCCGTCCCAGTACAGATCGCCAGTATTGAAGTTGTTCCAGTTGATCCAACAATTTTTCATTTCCAGAATTTCAGATACATCCGCCAGAGCTTCCGGGCTTCCTTCTACTTCGTAACCATATGCCAACATTTATTTTTACCGCCTTTCTTGCTTCCGTTTTTTGTTTCCGTTCCCTTAAGGTGTGTGTATGGTAACTCTGAAAAGACGGTACGTCAAGACTTTTTTTCAAATATTTTAAAAAATATTTTTGAGGGCTTATTTCCGGCTTTTTCACTAACAAATAGTGGCGTACATTAAGATGTATGCATATACCAATGAGCATACCCCAGAAGGAGAAATGATCCCTTCCGCGTATTTTTAAGTGCTGCAGGCAGTAATCATTGAGTACACGGTTGTTTACCCGTTCACAG